CTGGGTTGTTCCTGTTTGTTTGCGTACGGAATAACAAGCTGCGTTCAATCGGTAGGTACACGATTGATGCTTTGCCATAGTTGCCTGCGTTAGGATCTTGCTGCCACATACCTCTGATGCCGCCATCGTCATCGAACTCCCAGTGGTCAAGCGTGTTCTGCGCTCGCTGTGATATTTTTCTCCAACCAATTTTGCCGTCATCATACCTTGAGCGATGGCTTGCTTTTTTATTCTTTGAACCTGCTCTAACTTTATAAACAACCTCGAAGTATGACCAACCATATACAAGCATGGTAAGTATCTCTGAAAGCAAGTCGGATAACGTGTGGCTCATGTCACTCAAACATGTCTCAACAAACTTTGCTTGCTCGGCAGCCTCCGTTGTTTTGTTTGCTGGTTTCACATAGTAATGAACCTGCCTGACAAGCGACTCAACCGCGTACATAAATGCGCCGACTATCGCGTCGTTATCACGCATCTGCCGGTATACTTTGTTTCGGTTATCTCCTTTGAGCTGTGGCAGCCATTCATCGTAGATGTAACCATCCTCTCTGCGGAGGCCGGTTGTGCCTATGATATTTAAATTTACTTTGTCATTCTTTGTAGCCATGATTTTCTCTTACTCAATTACAGGAACTGTAGTGCAACGGCAATTGACTGTATCAAAAGGTTTAGCGCCCAGCGACGTGTCGCCTGGGTAACGCAATTTGCCGCCAGAGGCTTTCATTACAAAAGCAGATCCAACTGGCACGGTAACATTGCTTTGTAGTGCGTGGTTTGTTCTTTTTTCACGGCGCTCTCTGCCGTCCATGATTGTAACCCAGCGTAGCTTCTTTATACCCGAAGCGCGATAGCCCTTATAGATGCCATCATTTTGAAAGACATGCATTTCTGTTCTCGCTATGCGCTCTGCCCTGCCTGGGCTTATAACGCCTCCCGCTGAGAGTGCTGCGTCGAATAGGTTGCGGGTTATCGTGTTTATGCCTGGACGTGGTTCAGCGTTCGCTGAATCAACCAACACGTCGCGGAATGTGTCCTCAAGATCGACATTGATTTGGTTCAGCGTCTTGCCCCACACAAGCTCACGCTCCGCTATGAAGCGCGTTTGATCTTCAGGGCGCACAGACCACTTGCCCCCGAGTTGCTTCGCTGTGCGCTTCCCTGCTCGTTCCTGGGTGCGTATGCCGTATGTCTTGACGAGTTCGCCGAACTGTTTCCTATCCTTTTGAGATATTGCTTTTTTCAAAGTGACTTCAGCCTTGCGAACCTGCCCTCCGGCACGGCTTGAGAACAACCTAAGTGTGCCTGCTCTTTGAAGTTTTGCTATTTCACGTTTCACGATCTTGCGAAAGAATCTTCTTAGTGCACGTTTCAAAGGCTGTGTTGCTGTTTCAAGCTCTCTTGGAAATGAGCGTTTTGCTTTTTTGATTAATGCAAGCTCATCTGCTTTGAGAAAATTTTCTGCACTACCTTGACCTACATGTTTACACACCATTGGTGCGTGGTGTTCGCATGTTGCTACATTTTCCATGGCGCTGTCCTCAATCCAAAGTCACCTACCGCAAGCGATAGCACCTGACGTTTGCCAAGCAATAAATCCGTTAGCCCCCAGACGAGTGCATCAAGCCGGTCGGGTGACGTTGTTTCTCCCGGCACGTATGAACACATCTGGTCCTCTAGTTTGAGAAAGTGCCCTAGGTGTATAACCTTGCCTTGCTCGTACAAAGCGGCGATGGGTTCAGCGCGGGCCATCTTGCCTTTCGATGCTCGCACTTTCTTATAGGACACATTCTCGTCAACCGTACGAAGAACGCGCTCAACCAGGTCGCCGCCTTGATTGACTTCGGCCACGATTCTGTCTGCTTGGTATTTGTGATAAGCAAACACTGCCTTCCTTGCCCATTGATCTGGCGTTCCGCGTATCGAACAATCCTCAAGCACAACGCCGTGACCCTGTGTATCAACCGCGCAAACAAGAATACCTGTCTCACCTTTCGTGCCGCCCATTGCTGGGTCGATAGCAACAACCGTACGGACAAGGCTGTGCGTCACTTCGTTGGTACGACAATTCTCAAGCAGATCACGTGACCACAATGCGCCTGGCATCTCGTCGATGACTTGCGCGTAAAGCTCTTGCTGCCCTAGGGATGTACCCTCATACTTCTTTACGATTTCTTCAAAAAATTGTGGCGCAAGATTAGCACGATTCTCAAACGTGCTCCCCGTTGTTACGGTGCAGTTCTTCGCAGCAAGCAAGTCGCGTATAATCTTCACAGGACGTGGCGTAGTTGTTACCACACACCTAGGGTCACTACCCAAGCGCAAACCAAACATGACTTGGTCAAACGCTTCGTAGTATTTCCACGCGGCAAGCTCGTCTGCCCAGGCACAATCGAACTGCGGCCCACGGAGGAGGTTCGGTTCGTCAGCGGAGAACATTTGCGCCACAGCGCCGTTAGGCCATACTAGCTTACGCTTTGAGGGTATATACGTAGGCACCATACCTGGCGCACTTATCGCAATTATGCCGCTAGGCCCTTCGACCATTACATCTCGAACGTCTGCCGCGGTTCGTCCAATCAATGCGATACGCCTTGCCGTGCCTGCCTCAACTTTGCCGCGCACCCATTCGGCACCTGTTCGTGTTTTGCCAAACCCACGCCCTGCCATTATCAACCAAATGCGCCAGTTGCCAGCGGGCGGCTTCTGTTTTGGACGCGCCAAAAATTCCCAACTGTTCATCAGGTCGGACAGCGTTTCAGCGCTCAATGCATCAAGCATCCTTGCGCGATCTGCGTCCGGCAAATCAGCAAGAACTTGCGCTAGCGATTTTTCTTCTGTGCTCATTGGGGGGTATACCCTCCCCTTTGGATTTTCCCAAAATTGTACGAGGGGGTAAGTATCTCCTCAAAATTCGCGCTGCGAAAACCCTGCGCTGCAACGCATCTTGCGCTTTTTGCAAGGCGTCTTGCACCGGCATTCCGGTGTCGGTGCTGCTCTTCTTTGCACTCTCGCTCGCAGCAAAGAGTGCCGCTGAGTGAGCGGTGCAAGGCAACCTTACACTTGCGCAAGTTGCCCTTACACTGCAATTCAAACCGCATACCTCCACCCTCTTTTGGAATATGCTTTTTCCAGAGTTGGTGTAGAGTAGTGCCTTTCAAACTGGGTATATGCAATATGAATTGCAAGAGCAGCAGTGCAAGGCGGCTTGACGCCAACAGAACTTGAGAAAGGTACTCTTTATTATATATACACACTGGCGTTGCCATTTTGCTGTGTATGGTATTTGGTGCTGTGCTCTGCTGTGTATGAAACAGCGTATGCTTTGCTGTGCTGTAACGCTTTATAGCAAACGGGTATTGAGCTGTGTTAGTCGTTGTTGACATTCTAGCTCTCGTTGGTTGTTGTTTGTTTGTCTATTGGCGTTGCTTGTATATCTATAACTTGAGCGGGTTCTATATTCGTATCGTTTAGCAATGGTATCGTATTTACCGAAGCCTCTAATTTCTTTTGTTCTTTACGTGCTGAGTCTCTTGCTTTCAGCTCGGTTAGGAATATAGCCAACTCTCTTTCACGTTCTTGTCTGTTCACTGTCATGTCCACCATATGGCGTTCGGTGAAGTCGCCATGCATCTTACAAAGCATCTCTGCTGCTTTCAGTCGTTCGGGCATTCGTCTTGTCTCAGCTCTCATCACCTTGGTAAGGAATGCTTGTCTTTCTTCACGTGTAGCGACCAATCCTCCTGTCTGTGTACGGGCATCAATAGCCTTTCGGATCTCAGGTTTTCTCAAGTTCTCACTACCAATGACCTCAAGCGAACGCTTGTTGCCTCCGTACCCTGCTATCTTCGCGGCTTCATATGCGTTTCCGTCTGCTTCACCTAGGTATGCTTCGACAAACCGACGCTGCTTCTCTGTGAGAGAGTCAACTTTCAAACCACTCTTAGAACCGGGCATGAAAGTAAACTAACTTGAGTCGCTGAGCGATTGCAAGTTCGGCAATCAATCAATTCACGTATAAGGGTAAATGGTAAAATACTTCGTCAGATATACCGCGCTCATTCATCATTATAGTGAAGGAGCAAAGCAATGAGTAATTGTGATAAATGTAAGAATCAAAGTGATGACATGGGCACGTACCGTGACAGCATAGAGAAGAAGGATATAACCCTCTGTGACGCTTGTAGCGACGCTTGGCTGGATGATTACCTTCGGCGTTTGATATTGATTGAGATCGAGGACAACCAAGCACAGCTCAGACGAGCGTTCGCTAACCTGCGTCCTGGTTTCATTGCTGATTCTTAGGTTGTGGTATGAGGGTATGCGATTAGGTGATGCTAATCGAGTGTGCTGAGGAACTGTAGAACCTCTTTGAGGAGGTCGTGCTCTCGTTCTTTTTGTAGCGTTGGATCTTTCACGTATGCAATCGCTGCTTCCATGTCATCATCTCGCTCCTCATACTTTTCATCGTATAGAGCGTCCAACACTTCAGCAACCTGATTGATTGACGTTGCTTTCTTTATTTTTCTCGCTGCTTTGCGAACTGCTTTGTCTGCTGCCATGATATTTGTCTTTTGCTTTTTTCAATTATCAAAGGGCTGATTCTTCATTTGAAGAGCCAACTTAAGAAGCTCGTCTTCAACCAGGTTCTTCATTTCATTCATTGAGAGGGTCAACTGTATGACCTTGCCCATGAGCAGAGTCGTGATAAATGCGAACTCTGGCTGATTCTCATTTGTTAGATACTGGTGTAACAATTTTGACAGGTCGGCGAGTTCAAGTATGCCCTCTGCCTCTGCCAATACCTTGACCTCATCGTCCGTCAAACCCTCCATGTGTTTGTCCTCTAATTCTTGCCATTCTTTCTTCATTGCTATTCTCCTTTGTTATTCGAGGCCATTGATGCAATCAATGACCCATTCCGTTGCTCGTGTTTGTGAATAAATGTCCATCGGACATAACGTATCAATGCCCAACTCTTTTTGCTCGCGTCCTGTGACTTCAGCAGGCGATCCTAAACCGCCTGACATCTTGTACTTGCTTTCTGTTACGATGCTGCCAACAAGAATGCCACGTGCGAAACTGATTTCCGCCATTGCTGTTACGATTGCAGCAACGTCCAATGGCATGTCCATACGCTTGACCATAACACTTGTGACCATTGAACCTTGTTTTCTCTGCCACGGATTCAATGATTTCAACACAGCAACCACCTCAACATTGTAGCCCTCTGCTGTAAGATGTTCTGCTAATGCACATACCGCCGCGCCACGTGATAAAAGATCCTCTCTGTCACGATTGCAGCCGATTGACACATTGCAACCAATGGTAATCGACTTGCGAGGAACATCCGTATGCTCAACGCGCTCCCAGCAGAACATGTCTCCACCCAAAAAGCGATCCACGTCAATCTCGTCACCGTGCTCACAACCGCGCCGTCGCTTTCGCTTTGTAATCATTTGCTTATACTCTACAACTTCGTCCGAAATCTTTTGACGTATACGTTCAACTTCAGCGATTGCGCTCGCGTCCGGACGCTCAACCAAACGTTTGATGTCTTCGCGTGACTTGTTGTCTAACCAATCAAGATGATAATCGTCAAACCATGTGCCCACTTTGTCTTTGTTCGCTAACGATACGCCAACGCCGTTCTGTACGCTTTGTACCACCCTGTCTATTGCATCGCTCACGCCATCAAACGTCACCGTTCCAATTAGCTTATCATTGACTTCTTTCCATTCCGTATACATTTGCTTTCTCCTTATGTGTTGTTTATATACTAGCGTTTACCCTGTGTCTAACCTATATGTGCGCTATCTTTCTTTTTTCGTCCTCGCTCCAACCAACAAGCATCTTCTCTTTCACGTCGCTCAATGACTCGCCGATGCTCAGCCACTTGACGCCTGCCTCTATCATTCGTGTGCCAATGACTCGACGCATACGACATGCTTCCACTTCGCTTCGCACCGCTTGTACCCAGCGCATGAATGAGATCCCAACGTCGCCTGCCTGAGATGCAATGCTTTCTTCTATTGATGCATCATATCCAACTTCAAACGTTGCACCGATGAAGCGATCCAATGTTGCCGCGTCCAATGGATTGCGTCCTACGTATTGCGCTGACGCACCACGTCCGAACGTGTTTGCTGCACATATGAGCACCGTGTCCTCATGTCGCTCATGTGTTGTGTCTGAGATCGGATTCTTGAGCATTCCATTTGCCAATGCCGCGTTACATGCAACCATGACGTTTGGATCTGCGCCATCAACCTCGTCTAACAGGAACACGCCGCCTTGCTCGTACGTTCGAACGAATTCCGCGGGATAGAACTTTGGCGTCCCGTCCTTCAATGATGGCACACAGCGTCCCAATAAATGCGATTCCGTGATACCGCCCGACAATGAAAGGAATCCGAAGTCGCGTCCTAATGCGCTCGCCACCTGCTTCGCAAGCGTCGTCTTGCCTGTGCCTGCTGGCCCCACGAGCATGATATTCTTGAAGCCTGCTTGTATGGCTCGCAGAACTTTTTCCATCATATGATGAGCACCGTCTACTTTGTGCTCGTTGCCCTCTGGCGTCGTAATAACGATGGAACGCGGCTCACGTGCTCCCATTGTGTTGACCTGCGCTTGTAACGCTGCCAACTGCGCTTTCAATTCTTCGACGTCTGCGCTTGCTGTTGTGTTGACCTGTACTGTAATGCTTTCGCCTTCGTCTTTTTTGGCGTTGTCGCGTCTGTGCTCGTAGTATTCGATCTCAAGCATGACTTTTTTGATAAGACGTTGCTTGCCACGCTGCGTTGACCATTTGCTTGCCTTGCCGTCTAACTTGCCGCGTCTGTGCTCATCAAGCCAGAATGTAATGCTGCCGCGGAACGCTTTGCAGTTTGTATCAAGATTCTCGACATCGTATGCCCGCATGAGCATGTCCGCGACGCCACGAAGATATGCCACGCGGCGATCCAATGACCCTTTTTTGCTGATTACTTTTTTGATTGCGTTGACTTCGTTATCGAATGAAATTAGGTTGTCCATTTTGCTTTCTCCTTACCTTGTTTATATGTTAGCGTTTACCCTGTGTCTATCCAAGGATTGATTCTTTTGACAAAACCATCCCTGCCAATGTTTGCTCAAGCGAATCAACTCCCTCTTCAACCGTCCACTCGCCTTCGCAAACCATGTCAATCAAATGACCCATTTCCATGCACAGCTTGTCACATGGGCTTCCGTATGCGTCGAAGAACATGTTCTCAAGACCTTGAACTTCGTCCTCGAATAATTCAACACAGTCAACAATGAAGAATCTTTTCTGGATGTTGTATCGCAATTTCTTGATTACTTTCGCGACTGCAACAACTGCGGCGTCTTTGTTTCGTAAAATGTTGAATGTTTGAATGTTGTTTGTGTTGTTCATTTGCTTTCTCCCTCTAACGTTGTGTTCGTTTGATGTGTTTATATTAGGTGATACCCTCTAAAGTGTCTAGCTCAAAGCGCTTTTTTCTTGGTTTGTAAACCTATGAAATCATTAGGTTTTTTTCATACCATGTATTTTTATTGAAAAAAGTGCTTTTTTTGAACAAAGCAAAAGTCGAAATATTGGGTATGTATACGTATGTGGACGCCTGGGTGCCTATATGTATGAGCGCACGTATCAAAAGACGGCGCAGGTGGCGACGTATACGACGGAGCGGCGAGCGTATTGTACGCTTGCAAGTTGTCTTGCAATAAGCATTTCATGTTTTGAAAAAGTCATTTCTCAAATAATGAATATGGTTCAAGCACAACTTCGTACCCTTCTCGCTCGTAAATGCGGTGGCGTGACTTCGACCACTTTTCGGCAATGCGGTTACCTTCATCATAAATGTCCCAAACATGGAAAACCGTTTTGCCTTTATCAAGTCGCATACCTCGTCCGATACGTTGGATGGCAGCGATTGCTGACTTGCCTGCTGTTGCGATTATGAGCGAGCGCAGCTCAGGTATGTCTACACCTTCTTGGAATATGTTGCTCGCGATAAGCACATCCGTGTCGCCATGTACAAGTCGCCGCGTTGCTGATTGCCTTGCTGGCGTGTTCTTGTCACCCCATATGAATTCGCTTGGTATACCTGCTTTGTTCAAACGTTTTTCCAATGCTTTGCCATGATTGACTTGCTTTACAAATACGAGGCACGGCTTCTCTGCTTTACGCGCTAGCTCAACTATCAATTTGTTCCGCTTCGTTGACTTGACAATCATCTCTCCATAAACGCCTTGCCATGTTGGTCGCTTACATTCTTGGAACACCTGCGGCATATGAATGATTGGTTGAGCAAGCAACCCTGCCTCAATAAGTTGCTGTGGCCTTATTCGATATATGATGCTTCCTAACGCGCTAATAGCATAAATGCTTTTCTTGTCTGAACGTGCAAGGGGTGTCCCACTCAACCCAAAGCGGTACGCGCTTTGACAATTCATAGCAATCGCCCAGAATGAATTTGCGGGAAGGGTATGACATTCATCAACCATGATTCCGTCAATCGAGCGAAGCAATGCTAATGCGTCTTCATCTCGTTTCTTTATCCGCGCAGAGAGTGTTTGAAATGTCGCCACAACAAAGTTTTGAGAAACATCAAACACACCATCACCAATTTTGCTCGCTTGCTTATTTGTTCTTCGCTCGTACCTCTCTGCTGTTTGATGAAGCAAGTCCTTTTTATGCACCAAGAATAGCCACTTGCCTTGGAGCTTTTCGCTAATCGCAATCGCAACCTCTGTCTTGCCTGAACCTGTTGGCATCCAAAGTATGCCATTCATTTTACGCACAGCGATCTCAACCGCTTTCTTTTGCATAGGACGAAGCCAGTCAAGCGTGTGTTGTGTTGTGATAAGACGCTCTCGCTTATCAATCATGTCTATCTCAATACCATCGGACTTCGCATGTCGTAGCACATGACGTAGCAACCCCGTTGGAAAGCTCTGTGTGTTATAACAGAACAAGCGTATTGGTTTGCCTTTGCCAATATGCTTTACACGTCCCGCTACCTGTACAAACTTGCTTGCTTCATCCTCAACGGAAAGAAAATCTTCAAACCAATCGAGGTCGTCAAAATGTTCATAGCGTGTGATCTGTGTTCTCACGTTACCAACCGTTACTTCAAACTTCATACCTCTCTCCTTATGTCATGTGCCGCTCTCAACGCGCTCCTGCTCAACGTTTCACGTGGAACGATATGAGGACGTACCTCTTTATCAGAAATGAACGTCGCTCGTCTGACGGCGTACGGGCATGGCATGTGAAACAGCACATGGTGTACGCTCACGCCAATGATTGAACAAAGCCACAGACGCGGCAATATCACGTCGCCATCTTTTTGCTTGCTTATACATGTTATTGACTGACACACATTTTTGCTTTGCAATGCAACTTGCAGATACTTCTTTTGTAACTAATTGAATTACCCGCTCTGTATCATCAGCAAACAAATGTTCAAGATCATGCCTTATCGCTTTTCGCCTCTCCTTATCAAGCAGTAATAAAAGTTGCTTTTCTTGCTCTGCAACGTCAAACGAAGAATCGAGATTCAAATACTCGAAGTCATCGAATCTTTGAAGCGCACCATAATAACATCCAGACACCTGGCTGCGGCTTTTGGTGATAAAGTTTTTCATTTGATTGATTGCCGCGCCATAAAAGTAACGTTTCATGTCTCCTTTGCTTTCGCTGTAATTGTTTGCCGTGAGCACACCGATCCATCCTTCTTGTTTCAATTCAGCGGCATCGCTGTATGGAAACTTTTTGTACATGACTCGCGTTGCTCGACTCACAAGTTTATCAATTTGCTTGATGCTTAAATCAGCCGACCGTTTCTTTGATGAAGTCACTTGTCTTTGTCCTCTTATCAATTTCACGTGAGACCGCACGAATAGCTTTTAGCAAAGCAAAGTATGTTTCAGTATGGACAATTATGTACGTCCCTTTATCTGTTTCGCTGTTGTGTCTTGCTTGTGAGTCCTCAATTATATCAATCCGCATTGCTTGTAGATGCTCGACAAAAAGATCTCTCATGTTCTTTGTTCTGTCATACAATTCACTTGACGATAGCAGCTTGCTTTTGTCCCGCTCATTTACGAGTGTTTGACAATACTCACGGAACGAATCCTGGCACACATTCCAAATGACCTGACCTTGTTGTCTGACTAGCTCATCGTGTGTAAACGCCTTTAGCAAACGTTTCAAAGCTGCGCCTTTCCAGTATTGTGTCATAAATACATATTCTTTCCGGGCACGAATCGCTAGCCGCGTCTTGTATTGTCCGACTGGTTCAATGCACTCTTGATAGCTAACACCGCATTGCTCAAAGACAGACGCATAACGTTTGCTGACCAAAGCATCAACGCCTTGTTGAGCCATGAGATCACGCGCTTGGTGCGCCTTACAATTACCCGAACTAAAATGCTTCAGAGCATTATGATTGAAAACCCAAGTGCCACATTCCGAACATGTCTTGCCATTACCACGCTTGCCATATTTATACGTTCTCACTTTTGTTACCTCGCTGCGCTGCTGCTGTTACAACCGCAACCTGTGTTGCTTGCAACTTGCTTTCTATTTTTTCTAAACTAACGCCAAGGTAGCTTTTGATGCCTTGCAGCTTTTCCAAACACGAATGAAGATCCTTATCTCTATTTGACATTGCTCTCTTGCCACGACCTTCGTCCATTTGCTTGCTTGCTTTGTCTATGCAACTCGTAGCTTCATCAATAAAGCTGTTAGCAATGGCTTCAACCGTTCGCTCGGATTTGCAGACCGTTATCTCACGCACAAGCGTAGCAGGCATGACCTCAACCATTGCCTCTGCAAATGAACGCCACAAATCCAAACTTGCTTCGGGCACATAATGTGCGCCACCAATACACGCCATGGGAACAGCGTTGCATTCTCTTTCAATAAAGTTCCGAATGTTGTCGCGTATCGAGTCGCCAAGTATAAGCCCTTCTTGTTGCTCAAATACCTCTTTGACTACGGGAACCAATGGATGATTTGAATCGCTGAACCTTAGCTCGCCTGACTCAATCGTTGCTTTGAGTTGTGGATCATATGAAATACCAACGGTATTAGAATTTGTTACTTCCCATTCGCTGATTGCCCATTTGCCTTGACCAAGGCTGTGCTTGTTGTACTTTCGTTTTGGCAGCGTAACAATCGCAGAGCGTAATCTATGGACAGGCGTTGCCTCTTTCGGAATGTACGTATCAACATCAATGTCTGGCAAATGTTTTGCCAATGCATCAGCGACCGACTGTCTATCCGTATGGCTTGCGCCTTTCCAAAATACGATAGCGCCATCACCCTCATCACTGTCAACGGCGACGAATTTGTTATCCTTGAACCGCGTTGCTTTTTGCCGCTTTGCAATTTCCGTTTTCTTTTTATCGAGCGCACCACGTGCTTTTGTTTGAAGCGACTCACATGTGTGCTCGTCTTCAATCAAATATTCCGCAAGCTCCAAATCTTCGGAAGCGATTGCTTGTTTGATTTCAGCGAACCTTTCTTTTTGAAATTGTTTACTCTTCGTCTTTTCCATGACTGCTTCTCCTTTTTTCGTCTACCTCGTGGTAGCTTTCAAATAATGGGTTGTAGAATATGTGCCAAGCACACTTCCGATGTAATACAGGCGGGAAAAATAATCCCGACCGAATGCCTATGCTTGTTTGGGTTGATTCTGCTGTGGCAATGACTTCATCATTTTTGCCAAACTGCTTGCCACATAAATTGCATCTTGCGGCAGGTCGTCCGTAAGCATGTGTGAACCATACACCCCACGGCTGTGCGTTCCTTACGTTAGGAAAATTCTTGACCGTTGGTTTCTTCTTCATAGCTTTCTCCTTGCCACCACGTTGGCTTGTTTCGTTTCCATTTGGCGAATGAAACTTTTGAATGATAATAAGCACGGTACGCCGTTATCACATTGTCTCGCTTGAATTCATCAGGCACAGCTTGTGGCGGCTCTGTTAATGCGCCTTCAGGAATATGATGTGCTTTGCTCATACACCACTCAATGACTTCTTGTGACTTGTGCAGACGTTTGTATCGTATCGTATACTCTGAACACAGCACCAAACCATGTACGACCAACCAAAAGAAATTGCTACGCGAACCTGTCACCCAAAGCGTACATGGATGTCTTGCGTGGCTTGTCTTATACGGAATGTCTGCAACGTCGTATTGATGCAATGCCGTACAGAGCATTTGAGCACACTCAAGCGGCATCTTGACTACGTGCTTATCGCATTGAACCCGCGCTGCTTGAACCGGATCTTTGTCAATGATGAATATTTGCATTACTTCAACTCCTCGATGTAAACATACTCACCCCACTCCGTTGGCTTGGCTGATGTTTCAACAAGAACCCAGATGACCTCGTTACACCATTCCGGCTGCTCATGTGGCGCGGGCCCAAAGCCATCCGTGACAAATATGACCACATCAGGTTGTGGATCATGTTTTTCTAAAGCGACAAACGCTGGGCGAAAATCCGTGCCTCCACGTCCTGTCATCAAACCCGCTGCCTCCGTCCAATCGTTCAGCAATTTCAATTCGTTGACCTTTGTATCACATGCACAAAAGATCAACTCAGCCCCTGTCGCTTTGACCACGCCTTGTGCTGTCGCCATGATGTCCTGTAATTCGGCTCTGCTCATACTTGCGCTTGTGTCTCCCACCAAAGCGATGATTGGAACACCAGCCCTCTTGCTTGGCAAGATAGGAATCGAATCTTTGAAACCGCCAATACTCATTTGCCTACGATTCGCCTTGCCATAATGCGAATGAGTATTACCGCGTTTCCATTTGACTGTGCTTTCAAGATTGTTCTGTAGCTGCGTTGTCCAATGTACAATCGGCGGCGCGAGCAATTCATCAGATGCTTCCGACAAAAACCCAGGCACACTTCCTGCGCCATGAACCTGCTCATACATTTTTATCTTCTTCGCTGTTTGTTTGAGCACCTGCTCAATGTGTGTCTCATCTAAACCTGCCTCCTGTTTATCACTATTCTTTTCCCACTCTGCTCGTATGCCTCCTGCCGAACTTCCTGACGAACCACGTCCAGGCATCTTGTCCATCTTGTCTTGTAATTCCTCAAGCTCGCTCAATGATTGCGACTCGTTCTCATTGCCGCGTGTCTGTCCCGATACAATGTCTTGCTTTTTTTGCTGACGCTTTAGGAACCATTTGAAGTACACCTCCGTCGTCTGTCCGCTTGCAAAGCCGAACAACTTTGGCATCAAATAACCGCCCGGCATTGGCTCTATCATTTGGCTGACTTTGTACTGCGGCGACCTTGGCATTGCGTAATACCTCATCCTCATATGATTGAACATCTGTTCTATCTTTTGATTCGCCGCAAGATCTGCTGCCCAATTCCACAACCGTGCTTTGTATTGTAACGCAGGGCTTTTTTCTACACGTTTATAAACCTCGCTCAAAGGATAGCGTCCCATGCCAATCGCTTTTGCAAAGCGCTTTGGATGCTGTAGAAATATGTGCATTGCTTCATGAAGAAACACCCAAAACAATTCGCCATCACTACACTCTTGCACAAAGCCTCTATTGTAATGCAATGCGTTCCGATATGTCACACCCATTGTCTCGCACTTGTTATCCTCAAGCGGAACAAGCGAACGGAATACATCTGACAACATTTCAAAGAGTTGGCAATTTGTTCTTCGCGCTATGGCAAGACGTATGTGTACGTCTTTTGTCTTATCGTCATTCATTGCTCGCCTCCTTAGTAATTTGCATTTACAACAAGCGGGCACACTTTGACGCATACCTTTCTTGCTGCCATTGTGAAAGCTGGCTTGCGACTTGATAGGCCAGCCTCAATCAATGTATTGACACACGCTTCTAACAGATCAACGCTCATTGGATCTTCATCAATGATTGATTCTAAAATCTTCCACAGACGAACCACACGCCCTTCCCATACCTCAGAATCATCTGCGCTTTTGCTGAGGGCTTTTTTCAATGCCATTTTTTCTGTCACCAATGATGTGCAATACCGAGCAAGAATCATTGCAATGTCAGGGCGTAAACTGTCGTGCTGATATTGTACTTTGCCGTCTAACAAATCTTCGAAGTTAGGAAGCATTCCAAGGTTGCGTTCAAACTGAAAGAACGTTTCCGCATAATCAATGCCGACCGTGCCTATGATAAGCGCGTTTCTCAATCGTTCGCTGACCTTGTGAATCCTGCAACCTGCAAGCAAACGTCCTAACCTTGCATTGCTTCGTCTTGTTGGAAACGACCAATCGTCTAAACTTCGCGGGTTGAAATTCTTCGTGTCTATTGGATGTAGCTTTGTTTTGTTCGCACGAATGAACGCTCCGACCTTGAGACGTTCTTCTTTGAATACCTTGTCCCATTCAGCATAGACACGTTCCCATTCTTTATCTGCGTCCAATGGCGTGACCGCTGCGGCGTCATAATCAAAACCATTTGCTTCATACTCTGAACACCAATCGTCTGCATAATCCTCGCTCGGCCAAAGCTCGTCCACGTTCAGCTTTATCATGCGATCCACAACCGGCTTTGCTAAACGTTGCCCTGCCGTTGCTTGTCCAGGAGGATTGCCTGCTAAGATGATATTCATACACTCAGGCAGCGCAACATTTCCAACAAAGCGTTCTTGCAGCATACGCATTGCTATCTTCTGTTGCGAACCGTCACACTCTGTTACTTCGTCAAGAAATAATGTCACATGCTTCCGCTCTAATAAATTGTGAATCTCTTCGTCTAAATGAAGACGCAACTTGCCCTTGACCGGGGCTTTCATAAATATGTCTTCTCTGTCTTTCAATGAAAGATGCCATGGCACAAAGTGCCGCCCTAGCTCGTCGCAGATGATGTCCATCAGCGTTGTCTTACCTGCGCCTGGCTGTCCCAATAACAACAGAGGGAAACCTGCCACACCCCCTTCTCCTGGCGTATACGTGCATACCTTCACGACCTCCACGAGGTCTTGATACATTTGATTCTTGTTGCTCATCGCTTTCTCCTTGTAAAAAAAGGAAGGCATACTTTGGCGATATGCCTTCCTCTTTGATTGTAAGCATTTTACCTAACCGCGTCTAGCTCGTAGGCGTCGTACTCCGCGTGGAACTTCTGAGAGCTTGTGCACCTGCTCTTCTTCCTCATCTTCATCATCAAAATTGAAGTCCTCTTCTTCCTCTTCATCAGATGCTTCCGCTGCTTCTTCGCTCTCGCTATCTTCACTTGCTTCGCTCGTTTCTTCATTGGCATTTTCTTCTTCTCCCTCGTCTTCGAATTCGTCTACATTAAAGCTTGTGTCTAGCTCATCATCCTCGTCATCTTCATCTTGCTCAACGTTCCACGCTACACCTGCACCATCCACGTATTGATTCGCTGGCAATGCTTTGACCTGTGTCTTTGCTACAAGCATAATCATCTCGCTCGCTTTATCAGCCAAGCCAACCTTGTATTCTACAACCATTCGTCCTTTGTCATTCAGGTATTGAATTACGTCTAAAATGATAAGGGCTTTTTTATCGAGCGTACTAAAAGCAAGATACCTGTTGTCGTCTTTGAATTGCACTTGCTGACCTACACTCAATGCTGCTCTGACTTTTGTGATAATGTCGCCCTCTCCTTCTGACAATACGATTGAGCAACTTTCCAATGCCTTCGCTGCTTTGTTGAGATGTTTTGCCGCTATCACCGCTGGCTCACCTTTCCATTTCTGTACTTTTGTTTGTAAGCGCATGGTCGATGCCATAACACGATTGACTTGTGCCATTGTACGTAAGGGCATGCTCACGCGCTCTGTCTTTTTTGCTTTGCTTGTTGTTGTTTTTTTTGCTGTTTCTTTTTTCGCTTTTCGTCGCATCTCTGCGTCTCCTTTGTAATGTGCCGAATACTCGGCACCGTTATTGTTTCACGTGTAGCGAACCTGCTACACACTTTCAAGACCTACCTGCTTACTTTTACAAATGCTTTTCTTGCATCGTCGCTGATTGAACGTTTGAAGAAGAGCGTTGCTTCATGATGAGCGCCCGCCCACGCTTCGCAAACCTTCAAAGGTTTCCATTCTTCATTATGTTTACCAATGTTGTCTAGGTGTTCGATAAAGTACGGGTCATCAAAATAACAAAGCTTCCAACCTAATCGCTGCGCCCGTAAGCGTTCGGCTCGCATGTCAGGTGCTAAACGTGTTACACGGAAAGGTTGTCGTTCCATTTTTCCATCAATGATTGCTCTGAGCGTGAACCATTCACGATACGCCACGCTCTCATGTGCTTGTGGGTATCGCTTATCGTTGCCACCTTCTATTCGTGTGTACTTTTTGTGGATTGTAAACGCTTGTGGAAGCGCATGTTCTTCGTGTGGACATTTCCATGGGTCACACACCTTGCGGTCGTGCGCTGACTTTTCTAATTTGTTCATTTTTGCTTTCTCCCTTTGTTTGTTTTGCTTACGCTTCGGCGAGAATTTCAAATGAATCTTCCAAATCCTCAACTCGGCGGTTGTATTTTTGGCATCGCTCTTTCATGTCTGACGTGACATATTCCAATTTCCAATATGCAGCGCGCTCAACTTCGCTTACTACAAATGCCAAATCATCGTGCTCGATTAGCTCATTGTTTAATTCGTTCACTGCCAACTGTGCTTGTTTGAATTGCTGAAATAATTCGTCTCTCTTTGCACGTGCTGCTTTAGCTTTTGCTTCAAGCACCTCACGTAGCATCGCTGCTTTTTGTGCTCGATTATGTCTTGCTACCTTTGCCCTTGTTGCTTTTCGTCGCGCTTTCATTTCCTCTATCGAATATGTTGTATTACTCATTTGCTTTCTCCCTGTGTTTGTTTGTTTGTTTGTTTATCTCAACGCCCGTAGGACCTTCGCTATGTTTGCAGGGCTCATCTTGCAACCAACGAACAGCGCCGAATTGATCTCGCTCCACGTGTATTCGCTCGTGCCATGCATGATGCTGCCTTGTCGCAAAGCACCCATGACTTTCAGAATTCGCTGTGTTGAATATTTCAAACTTCCCAGCGCTGAATTGATCTCGTTCCATGTGTACTTTGTTTTGCTCATTTGCTTTGTCCTTGTGTGTTGTTTATATATTAGCGTTTACCCTGTGTCTATTTACTAAACGACCTTTTTTAGCATTCCTAAAGGTACGTTCCATCCTTCACCATTGACTTCAACAATGGCCTTTTTACGATTGACTTTGTAAATGACGCCTTCTTTTGAACCTTGGCGACAATTCCAAGTAACTTTGTCGCCCACTTTCAATGTGCTTTTTAGTTCGGCAGCTTGTGTTGCGCGAATTGTTTTTAGTTTACGAATAATTTGAGCATTCAATTCAATAAGATCGGTATCGTTCAAACCATCGAGTTGTTTGATAATGTTTGCCATTGTGTTGTTTGTGTTATTCATTTGCTTTCTCCCTGTGTGTTTGTTTATAAACTAGCGTTTACCCTGTGTCTATTTGATTCGTTGGATTTTTGAGATCATTTTCTCGAAGCGACGTTCTGCCGAATCATATTCGATGTCACCGTCTTCAATTGCCATTGCTGTGTATTGAATGCATGACAGCGCGTGTCCCATTACGATTGCTTCCCGCGCAAACCCCGCTCCGTGTGCTGCGTCTTTTTGTGCCTGCAACTTTGCTTCGATTGCGAAGGTTTCGCCGCGACCTGTACGATATGCCCATGCTGCATTTTTCAATGCTTCAATTGCTACGTCTTTGTGATCTTTGTTCAATGCTTTGTTTGTTCGTTCCATGTGTTTATATTAGTGAAAACCCTCATGAGTGTCTAGCTTATTATGCATTTTTCTTGGTTTGTATGTATTTGGAATCATTGGGTTTTTTCGATCCGTGGATTTTTATTGAAAAAAAGTGCTCTTTTCAAAGCGAATATATGGGTTGATTTGGTGCGCGTATATGTATGTGGCGGGGCGTGTATATGTATGTGCCGCCCACCTGTGTATTTATTCGTGGCGATACATTGCAATGGAACAAAGTCGGTTCGGATTCATAATACATACATGACATGAAAAAAGAACTCGGCGTTGTATGCCCGAAAGTTGCGGGAACATATTCTTGCAAACCAAGCGACGTTTCAAAAGCATTAGGACCAACAGCATTCCAAGTGTGGTTGGGTTACATATGGAGGCGCGACTTTGACGGCGTAAGTTTCGCGACAGCAAACACGATTGCCGCTGCCAAAGGTTTATCGCGGCAACAGGTATTGAGAGCGTGTACCAAATTGACAAGCGTTGGTTTGATAAAAAATCTTGGTTGGATTGAGTGCGAACATTTTTCAGACAAAAAGAAAAGGTATGCAAGAATCGTCTACGGCGACTATCGAAGTAAAAATATCAACATACCTGCTGCTTTGAAAAAAAGAATATTTGAATTGCCTACAAGAGGCGGGAAGCGTGAAGGCGCAGGACGTAAAAAGAAAATCAAACCGCATACCATTGCTAATCAAACTGACCACCATATAAATATTAATATAAATAATAAAGTTTCTTATACAAGAAACAAAGGCGCGAGCAAGCTGCGCCAAGATGTTTTGGATTTACTTCGGGACATGCCGTATCCCAGCATCTCGCAAGTCGGTGTAGCAAAGATTCCGCCCCCGCCGAAAATACCTGAAGAGGATTGCTGTACATTGGATCAGGTGAACATTCTTTCAGTCGCATACAGAAAAGGAATCGCCGCTCGTTATAAAAAGAAATGCTATGCATTCAGCAGAGGCGATATACAAAAGTCGAAGCATTGGAATGTGCTTACTTCAGCGGTTGACCTTTTTATCGAATACGATATCTCGCCCATCTCATGGGTCACGTGGTCGATTGATAAATGGCTGGAAGGGTATTCATATGAAAAAAGCGACCCAAGTAAAAAGTTCCCGCCTGTAGGTTGGGTCTTTTCAGCGAGTCGAATAACAAAGCATAAGGGATGGTTCGGACGTGAGATGAATAATTATAGCGGGGGTCAATTATATTACACGGCACAACATAAAAAACTGTTCCGCAAATACGACGGGCTGCGGCGTGAAGCATTTCAAGCGTTGACGTTGCCTGATGATGTCATGGTTTCAGCCCGCTCACTTGAACAAAAATGGTTTCCACATGGCTGGGAAGAAGCATACTCGCAAGCAAAGCGAGCAGCAGCTAAAACACAACAAAAAATAAATGAACTTGTCCGAGGAGGAGAGTACGTTTGGTAAGGAGAAAGCGATGAAGCAAATACTAATAACAATAACACTAGCGATTCTGTGCGGTGGTTGCGCACATTACACAGATGGTTTTAACAAAGTAGCGCAACAACAAAGCAACCAGCATCAGTGCAATTCATGTTGCTCACAAGGAGGGAGACGATGAGCACACACTATGGATTAGATTCAGAGTTCGAACGTATCGTTGCTGCGCTGTTGGTCACACGTCCTAAATTCTACAAGCGTATAATCAAACAGATTGACCCTGCTAGCTTTCAGGATGAAGGCGCAAGTTTGGTTGCATCGCTTTGCAGGTCATTCAAGAAACCACCTGGCTCGCCTACCATTGTGAAACAACGCGCAAGGCGTCGGTTGGATAAAGGCAAGTTTAGTGAGGATGAATACGAAGCGGTTGTAGAATTTCTTTATGAAATTGAACAAGACGAACCCACGGTCAGTTCAGAGGATGTTCTGCAAGAGCTTGTTCCTGTGTTGCGAAGACGCATGGAAAAGGAAGCATTGGATCAAGGGCTGAAGGCATTCACGAATAGCGAGGATCTGTCTGCCGTTGGGGATATGCTAAACAAGGCGTACCGTCTTGGCGCTGTTGAATCAACACTTGGCACAATGTTGTCACCTGCAATCATGGATCAGATTGAGGAGTTGCGTAATATACGAAAACTTCCGACTGGTGTTGACGAACTTGATGCTGCATTGGGAGGCGGATTAGAACGTGGCAGTTTAGGTGTATACGTTGGGCCAACGGGTGCAGGTAAATCAATGTCGTTATCTCATACGGCTTGTGATGCAATATCAAATAAACTTAACGTTGCTTATGCAACGCTTGAGCTAGGCGAAGAATATGTCTACGCTCGTATCGTTTCAAACCTCACCGACCTAGCTTGGGAAGATATTTTGAATAACAGCAGGGCAGCGAAGAAAGCTCGGACACGACTGCAAGAGCTTGAAGAACAAAACCTGCTTGGCTTTTGTACGGTGAAATACTTCACGCCACATGCTGTGACGGTTTCGGACATACGTGATTGGGTCGCTGATGAAGAGGAGAACTATGGCAAGAAAATAGACATTGTATGTGTTGACTATGCTGCGTTGCTACATGAGCCAAGCAAGAAAATGAAACACGAAGAGCTGACTTCAATCGCGGAACAGCTACGTGCTTTTGCTGCGGATAAAAAGTGTTGGGTTTGGACAGCGGCGCAATCAAAAGCAGAGGCGCAAGATAAACGCACAAAGAAGATCGACTCACAACACACGGCAGGTTCTATGGGCATCCCGCGAACCGCTGATCTTGTTATCACATTGAACCCAAGGGACGAAGGAGCAACAATGATGTTCCGTGTCGCTAAAAATCGTTATGGACGTAGCGGTGAAGACATCGGGCCTTTGCCACAGGAGTTTGAGAAGGGACGTGTCGCTCCATTGATTCGTGAAGGATGGCCCTTTTGATTCCACGCACAAGAAAAGAATTAGGATTACTGGAGGACAATGTGTCAAGCGAGCACGTTCAAACTTTATTACTTACAATGAAACCAGGTGCCACAGGTTGGATAAGATCGAATTGCCCATTCTGCGAAAGCGTCATGGGAACACGAGATCGGCGACAGTCATTTGGAGTGAATGCGAATAGCGGCTTCTATATGTGTCACCGCTGTCAAACCAAAGGTAAGGTTGGCGTTGCATATGACGAGGATATGCCACGGCGCATTAGCGAACAAAAAGAAGCAAATGATAAACAGGAAGTTGAGAAACCTTCAGAGTACATACCTTTATGGATGGAGCCAGGGCTCAATGCAATTTCACTTGCACCAGCGAGACGTTATCTAAGAGGACGTGGATATGGTCGAGCAAGTTGGCAACGTTATGGCATTGGCGCATGTACAAGGGGAAAGCATGAGAACAGGGTTATCATTCCAATACGTGATACACCTGACGGCAAATGGCTTGGCTGGGTTGGTCGCGATTGGACGAACAAAGCCTTGAGAAAATATCTGTATCCATACGGAATGAAGCGTGGCGAAATTATATTTCAAAAATGGTTGCTTGATATACATACAGACGAACCTTTATTGGTGATGGAGGGCATCTTCGATGTGTTGCCGTATGAGAACAAAGCAATCGCTGTATTAGGCAAACCAAGCCATGCACAGTTTGAAATTTTGAGAAAAGCAAAGCGCCCTCTTGTTATCGCGTTGGATGGTGACGCATGGGAGGAGGGTTATACATTCGCCTCCCGCCTGATGCTTGAAGGTGTGACTGCTGACTTTGTAAAGCTACCTCCTGGCAAAGATCCTGGCGATGTAAAAAAGGAATGGTTACTAAATGAAGTTGATAAAAAACATCTTATAAGAATGAAAGGAGAAAGCGATGAAGAAACTTCAATTATATGAGGAGCCGCAATTATCAGCGATTGATATTGTCCAACCGCGGCTTGTCAATTCGGGTTGCATGTTGTGTCCTCTGCATGAACAAGCAAAGACGGTTTGTATGTCGGCAGAAGGCACACCTGGAGGATTGCTTATCGTAGGTGGCTATCCAGGCATTATGGATGACGCAAAGCGCAGGCCCTTTGTAAGCACAACAGGTGCGAAGCTGCGCCGCATGTTGTTGAAACATTGGCAAGGTCCTATCGCGTTGGATTATGGAATCAAATGTAAACCAGGTTCCACAAACCTTCGCCCGAAAATTTTTGAAGCATGCCGCCCTTATCTTGCACAGACGATTGCCGAAACAAAACCACAACGCATACTCGCTCTTGGCTCTGCGGCTGCAACAGCGCTGCTTGGCCGAGGAACGGCATACCTATCAACGCGCAAAGGTTTTGGTTGGATAACAAAAGATACCATACCTGTGTTCACTTTGATTGACCCCGTGTCTGCATTGCATAATCGCTTCCTAGCTAAATGGTTCGAAGAGGATTTGGAATGGTCGCTAAACGTCGAGCTTGAAGAGTTGAAATTGTTGAGCAGTCGCAACAGCAGAGCTTTGCTTATTTCAAGTAAAGCAGAATCAAAAAGAGCTGTTGCTAAATTGAAGCGAGCAGAGTGGATAAGCTACGATTGCGAGACAGTCGGGCTTCAGCACAATAAAGATTTTGAAATCATTTCAATAGCGGTGACAGGCAAAGCGTTTGACGATGCGTATGTCTGGTCAGGTATCGCATTGAAAGATCCGGCGATACGAGAACACCTGCTTGACATGATGGAGGACGCTGATGTTCTCAAGGTTGCACAAAATGGTAAATTTGATAGCAACGCGCTGTACTGCGCCTATGGTACAGTCGTTGATGGGTTACATATGGACACGCGCCTTGTAAGGAAAATACTTGAACCCGAATCAAAAGCCAGCTTGGGTGTCATGCAAGAGTTGGTTGGCATGGGCGGAGGCAAAGAGATTGCGGACAATGCAATGAAAAACGCAATCAAAGTTGCTAGATCACCTAAGACGTCGGACGAAGAATTGAGAAACATTGGCCCAAAGAAATGCGTGGATGCTGTGCGTACAATGAAAGATAACGTGGGTGCCTATTCATATGGCTTGCTGCCTGCTGAAATTCGCGACCGTTACTGCGGAAGAGATGCAATATCAACAGCACGTCTTGGTGAGGTATTCGAGATCGAACTTGAAGAGAACAGGTCGCTGCATAGGGTTTGGAAACGTGTGGTTCGCCCTGCTGCTATTGCTATTGAATATGTTGAACGCTGGGGGGTTGCGACAAGTGCCGATGCTGTTGATAGTTTTCGCATAGCATTAGAGGATTCGTTGAGTGATGTTCTTGGACGCATCTATGCAAGCAATCCAGACATCAATCTCAACTCTACGCTTGATGTGAGAAAGTATTTATATAAGCAACATAAGATGCCCGTGATATCAAAAACAAAAAGTGGCGAACCATCGACTGATAAAGAAACGCTCGTAAAATTGTTGAAACGCGCAAGCAAGGAATCACAGGTTCAGGCATTGGAAGACCTGCTTGCATACCGCAAACTGTCGAAACTTCATTCGACGTACGCAATGGGCTTCGCTAAATTCATTAGAGACGATGGGCGCGTCCATCCTTCGTTCGACCTTTCGGGTGCGCGTAGTGGACGCATAAGCTGTAGAGATCCAAACCTACAACAGGTTCCACGTCCATCTGCTGACAACCTTGGAGGCATGGCGAGGAATTGTTTTGTTGCAAACAAAGGGTCAGTGCTTGTGCAGTTGGATTACTCACAGTTAGAGTTGAGGGTCGCTGCTATGTTGTCACAAGACGATGCCATGCGGGCGATCTTTCAATCAGGCAAAGATTATCATCAACGTACGGCAGAGATGATTTCAAACGTGGCATGGGGCATTTCACCTGAAGACGTGACAAAGGAACACAGAACGAAAGCAAAGTCAGTGAACTTTGGCTTGCTGTATGGCATGTCTGTCCTCACGTTGAGTAAGAATCTCAATTGCTCTGTGACAGAGGCAGACAATATTAGACGCGCTATATTTGGAAAGTTTCCTAAGCTCAAGTCATGGTGTGACGGCCAACTGTACGAGGCGAGAAAGACAGGTGTTACATGGACACAATGGCAAGGAAAAAAAGGACGTGTCCGTCCGTTGTTTAGAATAGCCGACGCGGACGACAAGGTGCGCGTGAGCGCGGAGAATGGTAGTTGGAATACGCCTGTGCAAGGAACGGCAAGTGATCTTTGCCTCGCGTCGCTTGCAAGATGTGTTGCTTGGATACTGCGTGAAGAGTTTCCCGCGAAGCTCGTCTTGACTGTGCATGACAGTTTACTTTTCGAAGTCGACGAAACGCACATGGACGAGCTGATATGTGCTGTCAAAGATCTCATGACACGTTGGGCGACAAACGATGTGCCGCTTACCGTTGATTGTGAAATCGGTTACAAATGGGGTGAGCTTGAAGAAATGAAATAATGAAAAAAATATATTTAGAAGGGCTAAAACGTTCTCAAATTTATAATAAATAAATGTGGGCAATGCCCGAGATGAAAAGAGGAAATTGAATTGACGAGTAAAAAAGAAAGAAGAGCAGAGAATTTACAGTTGCTAGAAGAGGCGCTTGATATTACCACGACCACGGTGCATGAGCATTACACGAGAATGCCAAGCGAGTTGTCGTATTTCAATGAATTGTATGCCAAAGCAGTGCGAAGGTTCTTACAAAGCAAAGTGAGGTATGAACAAGCGAGAGCTGCGGCGTATCTCAATATCAGGCAGGAGCATGAGGAGGCAGGTCAAAAAATCACAGAGGCAAAACTAAGCAACCTTGTCGAGATAGATGAGGAGGTAATGCAACTACGATTGATATTAGCCGAAGCCGAATCCGGCAAACAAGAGGCAAGAGGAAGGTGTGAAGCACTTCACGCCAAGAAAGAAATGTTGATAAGTTTGGGGGCGCATCTTCGTGCGGAGATGAGTGACCCAACACTAACGATGAATAATTAGAAGAGGGTAAGAGCAATGACTAGAGGTTCAAATTTACAAGTATACAAAGGGTTCGATATCGCTGAACTCGAAAGACAAGACGCGCTATTGGGCGCAACCACAAAAGTAGGTGGTGGTGATTTTTACAAATGGCAAGAGGGTAAGAACGTTGTTCGTTTTCTGCCATTGCCTGCTGACAGTGAACAGACATCGCCATTTGTTATCGTGCAGGAGCATTTCTATGAACGACCTGACGGCACAAAACAACGCTTTGCCTGTCCACGTTTGATGGAAAAAAAGAAATGCCCATTGTGTGATTTAGCAAATGAACTGAAACGTTCAGGCAATCAGGTTGATTCTGCAAAGGCGCGTGAGTTTTATCCGAAGGCAAGAATCTACGCCAATGTAATTGATAGAAGCGGCGACCAATCTAAACCGCAGATCATAAGTTTTGGCAAAACGGTTTGGCAAGGTTTGCTCGCTATCATGCGTGACGATGTAGATGGAGGCGACTTTACGAATCCATCAGACGATGGCTTTGACATTATCATCCTCAGGGAAGGTCAAGGGTTGAAGACACAGTATAAGGTTCGTGCTGCACGTAATGATTCCGCTGTTGAAGATCTCGACGTTATCAAACGTCAATGGGATCTGCAAAAGTATTGCACACCACCTTCCCTTGAGCAGGTTCTAACATGGATGGGCGCTGAAGCTCCTGACAATTCAATGTCCGTCCCACAAGAGGATGAGATCATCATTGAACCAAAACAACTCACGGCAAGCACACAACAAAAGCGAAAGTCAAAACAATCCACGAAAGGCAAGAAACGTGCAACCGCATCTCTCACCGACCTTCTTGAAGACGACGAAGAAGACGAGTGGGATGTATAGAGTTTGGTTCCCGCTTTTTGGTACAACGCTTTCTCCTTTGGGCGGGAACTAAAATTGTCTAAGTAATTTGGCTTTGTTTTTACTTAGACACCCACAGGTAGGCACAGGGTTATCAGGTGTCTTATTTCATCAGCGAGGGAAACATGTCTAACTACGAAAGTGTGCTTGCAGGCATACAATCAAAACTAAAAAAGAAATCATCAAAGACGGCGCGAATGCTTTCAGACGGGCCTAGCTCTGAGATTCGCGAGGTGATCCCAACAGGTATTATGCCTGTGGATAATTACGTTATAGGTTGCGGCGGGTTACCTGTCGGACGTATCACGGAGCTGTACTCAGAGGAGGGCGGGGGCAAGTCATCACTCATGCTACAATGTTGTGCATCCGTACAGGCACAAGGCGGCCTTGCTGTTATTGTCGAAACAGAGGACGCACTTGACACAGAACGTGCTGAGACATTTGGCGTTGACCTGAGCAAGGTGATTTTACTTGAACCTGATCATCTTGAAGAAGCTCTTGATATGCTTGATGCTACGCTAACATCAATGAAGGATGTCCAAGGTCCTGTACTTGTTGCGTGGGACAGCCTTGCAGCAACGCCTACTAAAGCAGAACTTACGGATGGCCTTGTTGGTGGCGAGGTTGTCGCAGGACGCGCCCGTCTTATGGGCCGAGCGTGTCGCTCTTTAGGCACGTTAGTAAATGATAACAATGTTGCTTTGCTTGTTATCAATCAAACAAGAACAAAGATGGGAGTGTTATTTGGTAACAATACAACAACACCTGGCGGTAAAGGTATGAAGTTCTTGGCTTCGTTACGTCTACAAATCATGGGCGGCAAAGCCGTGAAGAATGAGCACGGTGAACACACAGCAAAAGATGTGACTGTATTGGCAACAAAGAACCGCATGGCTCCTCCCTATAGAAAGTGCAGGGTGCGTCTAAACTTTGCGGAAGGTTTCGACAATCAATGGTCGGTTCTTGACCATGCGAAAGAGCGAGGTATTATCAAGCCGCGTAGTCGCGGAGAGAAAGCGTATAATGAAGCCATCGAACAACTAGGCTGGGTAAGTAAAGATGCAGAGTAGTTCCTTCGTATTTGTTGGCGACGTACACATTGGCAACCATAAACGTCATGGAGGCAGGTATGTCGCGGGTGTGAATGAACGTTGCCGACTGACGCTCTCTGCGCTGCGTAATGTATACAAAGAAACAGCAAAGCGACGCCCACAGGCAAAGTATGTTGTCATACTAGGCGACCTATTCGACAACCCAAACGTTAGCCCGACCATGCTGTATTACACTCAAGACATAATTCAATACGGCAAAGAGCTTGAGCTTGAGACAATTATAATACAAGGCAACCATGACCAAGCAAGCGACCATGAAGATCACAACGCACTCGGCCCCTTGACGCATCTTGCTACGATTATAAACAAACCAACGGTAATCACAGAAGGTGAGGAACAGCTTTTTGCTATTCCTTTTCAGTCGGGTAAATGTACAACATGGCTAACCAAACATGTTCGCGCTCTTTCAGAAACAGGCTCTCAGGCATGGGTATCGTCAAGGCTCCTTGCATTTCACGCGGGCGTGGTTGATGACTCAACACCTGGCTTCTTACGAAACTCAGACACAGCAATCACAAAAGATAAACTACTCGACCTCTGTAATGACTGTGACATAAGCGCAGCGTTTGCTGGACATTGGCACAACGCAAAGTCGTGGCAAGGCTATTACCACGAAGACGACCGCCACATAAATATAATCCAAGCAGGAGCGTTAGTGCCTACAGGTTGGGGCAATGAAGGTTTCAACTACGGTGCGATCTATGAGCACGTCGAAGCGGAAAGACGTGTAGGTATAATCAGTATGGTTCCTGGCCCGAGGTTTGTCACAATTACACCTAAGGATGATATAGGCAGTTTGAAAGGCGCTAAGAAAAAGAATCTTATAGGCGAAACAGATTTAGACAACGTGATCTTTGCACGTATCAAAGCCAGTGAGACAGAGATAGAACTCGCAAATGAATTACTCAACGCAGCAATGACTGCTGATGTAATACATAGCGGCGAAGTTTTGTATGCCTCAAAGACAAGCGAAGACACAGCACGACAAACGGCAGAGAAAACAAAAAGCTCTGAGACGTTAGAGGAGGCGATTGTAAACTATACGGACACAATCCAACTCGATGTGTACATGGATAAAGAATTTCAACCAGAGGCGAGAGAAAGGATACGAAACCTTGTCGCTCGTTTCTTAGGAGAAAGCGGAGATGAACATTGAAAGCATAGAGCTTCGGAACTTCATGTCGTACGATGAAGTAACAATAAACTTTCCACAGAACGGCATCGTTCTCGTTACAGGTCCAAACGGCAGCGGCAAGTCAACATTGATTGAGGCCATAGCTTTTGCGTGTTGGGGAAAGACATTGCGCGGCACGTCACCTTGGCGACCCAATACAGCGGGCAGCGTGACAATAACAACTCGTGAAGGTTTCAAGATAACACGCTCAACCACAGCAGGATCACGCGCAAAATTATCGTGGGAGCCTGCGCCTGCAAAATACGCAACCACAAAAAAAGCACAAGACGGTTTGTCTGCAAGCATAGGCACGTTCGATGTATGGAAGAAGTGTGCTGTGTTTTCGTCACAGGATGCGAGTCACTTCACGATGTCAACGGACGCAGAGCGCAAACGTTTGCTTGAGAATCTTTTGGGGTTGGATTCGTTTGATGCTGCACTAAAGAAATGTAAAGCAGAGAAACGTACACTTGAACACGAGTTCTCTGAAGTTGAAAGAAATATAAAATTCAACCAACGAATGCTGAAGAAATACAAGGACCTGCTCAGCGATACAAAGGATGCCATCAAACTCGCAAAGCAAGATATCAATGAGGACATCTCACAAGTAACGATTGATGAAGCAGAAAATCTGATTAGGCAATGTGAGTTGAAACTCAACAAGTTGCAGAAAACATTTGCTTCGCTTCGCGAACTATCTGGACAACAGGTTACACAAATTGCGGTCAATAGAAAAAAACTAAAGCTACTTTCAAAGGATTCATGTCCAACGTGTGAGCAACAAATAACAAAAGAGTTCGCTGCTCCTATAGAGAAACAACTACACGATGAACTTGAACAACTTACAAACGACCAAGGCGCTGTCGCTGTAAAGATAGACAAGGTTCGCACGAAAATTCAAAAAATAAATGAAGCTGTCTCAACAGAGCGCAGAGCGTTGTCTTCAAAACTTGAAAAGCTTGGCCGCAAAAAAGAAGCAGCAAATGCAAAAGAGCACTTCATGGATACACTGAAGAACACGAAGAATGACATACTCGAAGTAAAGAACGAATTGAACAGCGATACGGCAACGCTTGAGACACTTGAATATGATGTCACGATTATGAAGCTCGCTGAGCAAACGTTGGGGCTGAAAGGTATACGTGCCCACATACTCGGCAACGCGCTCAACGGATTACAAATACTATCCAATCAATGGCTTAAACGTATTTCGTCCAACAATATGTCGCTTGAGGTTTGTTCATATAAAGAAAAGAAAACAGGTGGTGTGAGCGATGCAATTAGTATCCACGTACATGGTGCGGGTGGTGGTTATGGATACAAGGCATCGAGCGGAGGGCAGCGTCGGCGCATTGATGTAGCAATGCTTTTGGCGTTAGCTGAATTAGCGCAAGGGTCAAATCAATACGCGGCAGGCACCGTGTTCTTTGATGAGGTATTCGACAGCCTCGACTGGGAGGGTATTCATGCTGTGAGCGACGCGCTATCCGAAATGTCACAAGACAAAATAGTATTTGTTATATCACACTCCGCTGATGTAAGTAATCTGTTAGACGTATGTCTGCACATTGATGCTGGGAATTTATAAATGGAACTTGGAATTTATCGCTCAACCAAAACATTCAACAACTTGCCATGCGCCCATAGGCGTTGGCAGCATGATGGACATTGTGCTTTTATACATGGCTATAGTCGCAGTTTTACATTTTGGTTTGCTTGTAACACGCGCACAAAGAATGGCTTTGTAATGGACTTTGGTGACCTTCAGGACGTGAAGGAATGGTTAGAGTATATGTTTGACCACACGTTACTGCTTGATGCCAACGACCCATTGCTTGAAACATTCACGGAATTAGAAAAGAAAGGCGCTTGTGCTTTGCGGGTTTGGGACGACGTAGGCATGGAGGGTACAGCATACATGGCTTACAATAAAGTAAACGCAATGGTTACAAAGAAAACAAACCACCGTGTCTGGATAACAAAGATTGAGGTCAGAGAGAACGATAAGAACAGCGCGACATATGAACCAGGAGATGAACCGGGTACACATCGCAATGAGTAAAATGCAACGGGATAAAGGGAAGAGGTTCGAGCGTCAAATAGCACGTAAGTTGCGCGATAGCTTCCCAAAGTACGCAGAGGTTATTAGACGCTCTATTCAATCACGGCAAGCAGAGGAGTCAGACGTGACAGGGTTGCCTGGTTTTTGGATTGAATGCCAGGACGCAATGAATCCAACCCCGTTGAAAAAGCTAAAGCAAGCAGAGCATGATGTCAGCGTTGCCGGGTTGGTTGATGAGCTAATACCCATAGCGGTCACACATAAGACACGCACAAAGAATATTTATGTGACATTGAGAATGGCGCATCTCCATATTATATTTGGACACCACATGAATGACTACAGGTTTAGTGCGCCATTTGCAAAGCAAACGGATACCCCCCATGTTGCTGTTTTGTTTGATGAGTTTTTGACTATCGTTCGCGAATATGTGGAACATTCTTCGTCGGAATGAAATTACTAAAATTCTCGGATCATGTTGCGCTTCAAAAGAAAGTAAAAAAATATAGAAAGCAAAATCCCGATCTCACAAAAACGCAGGTTGCCACACGCTTCGGTCTTTCACGTGACATGGTCAACAAATACCTAAAGGACGAGCCCCCATATCCTCGTGGGTATTTACAAACAGCGACACGTATTGGACGACCTATTGAAGAAGTATGTCATCACAAGGACAAAGATGAGCATTGGTGCAGACATTGCAAAGCATGGTTTCCTGCAATGCAATTTAGTGGTGGAGGGAACGATCTGTCTCGTCACTTGCACGAGTTCTGTATAAAAGGTCAGAAGAAGATGTGAGGCCCCAACCTGCCTCACAGATCGCCCACATCGCGACCGCGTCCACCTTCATAGAAGGAACAACAATTTTCACACTCGACCCCAATGACCGGCTCCCATTTGTACATGACAAGTCCCCAAGCAATGCCAGCGCCAATAGCTAGCCCGATGTTAAATGCAATTACAATGCTAAGTAAATGCGGGGCCATCAACCGATTACCTGTTGCTCATAATAATGTCCACATACGTGAGCATCTGCGACATGAGCATGTCTAATTCTTTGCGCGTCGTATTTGAGAACTCGGTTGGTTCTTGATTGAGCATCTGTTGTATTGGAAATAGTTTTACAAGCACAGCGAGCGCTAATTGTCTGCGGTCACTCAATCTCTCACCTGTGAATTTTATAAGAGCTTGTAGCGCAATGTCGTCCTCTAGGTTCTTACTTGGTATCATTAGTCTAACCCGCACTTCAGCGCGGAATAGTCGGGGTGTTTACATTCGAGATCAACAGTAAACGTAGAGAGATCATACTCTTCAACCACCGACCTATTACACGCCAACCAACACTGATCAAGTTCTGGAATAGGGAACCCAAGATAACGGCAAGAGAATGGAATCAAATGCAACGGGTCAGGCGATCCGTTGTCAACTATTTCCGTTTGCCGTTGCCCACAACCAACGCTAAACACAAAAGATACAATATACAAAAAAGCACGAACGGCATTACTCATCTCCTTTCTCCTCATATTGCTGCTTCTCAAGAATCGAATTGAAAACCTGGTGTAATAAAAAGCCTGTTGTCTGAATTATTGAATGGTCAAGATTGCTTTCTATCGAGGTGTTTATTGCCTCGACAACCTCGTGCCAGAATGTCTCCCATGCAAGTGAGTTGGATATGTCCGCGTCGATTGCGATCTCTAATGTCTCGTCGTCCCATATACCAAACGCATCCTGATCCGCGACAAGATCTTTCTTCCGAGTAACATTTATGACGTGCCCACCAAGTCGAATATATCTTGGAAAAAATTTCATTCTTGCTCACTCCCTACAGGTTCAATCTCTGTGCCTATAACACCCCTACGCTGGTCAACGATGTACGCTATGAGCGCCTTGCGACTGCGATAACCTTGCTTAAAATGCCAGTTATCGTTTGATGCTAAAGAAGGCATACGGTAAACCGTGACACCACCGAACGTTGGAAAATCGCGCTCTGTGTGTAGGTGTCCACAAAATATGAAACGCCATTTAGAATTGCCCCATTCCTTGGGCCGCTCGTCAGCAATTATCGCAGGCCAATCACGCGGCTTACCTATGTCGCCATGAAGGAACGTGAGTAATGAGTTTCCGTATGTTATATACTGACGCGGTGAAAAACTTTCTTCAACTTCTACATTACTTGTGGTGTGAAACCATCCCTTCATTGCTGCTCGCAGGAGTGTCGAAGTGTACCAATCGTGATTTCCGCCAACAACATAAAGACTGACAGGCGCGATCTGTCGCAGCATATCAACATACTCACGGCATAGCTTTATCCAATACCATGCCATCTCTTCGGGTGTGCCGTCGCAATCCTGTGGCGTACCACGTGTGGTTGTTTTGTTTTGGTTGTCGATGTGTAACCCGTCTGAGCCAAGCATGAGATAAATACGTTGGGGGCGGCCACGTCTTGTAACCCTGCTGAGAAGATTCTTTGTTACACGCTTTAGACGTTTCTTACACTTTGCGCGGTTGTATGTATCACCCGCGTACTCTGGTGCGTATTTACCGAAATGAAAATCGGTCGGGCTAAGAACAACGGCATATGGAGGGCTTGTGTTTGGTAACTTGAGCAAAGGCACATCATACTTACCAACGTTATTCTCAAACTTGAGGGCTAATTTATTCGCGATTAGTTCAACTTGTCTGTACGCTTCAGCATCCTTTTTTATCTTTGACCATTCGCGCTTTTCAGCGGTGAGTAAAACCTTCTCCTCTTTCCTGCGGACAAGATCCTCTATGAGTTCATCTTCATCCGACTGATTTATTTCTTCGTCTGTCCACGGCGCGGAGTCGTGTGTCGTCTGCATTGCACGAAGAATCTCTGTCACGGTTTTACGTGCTATGCCTAGTTTACGTGCGAGCTCGTTGACCGATGCTGGCGCACCATCCCAGTTTGAATACGCTTCACGGATTGTCTTCCATGTGTCGCCTGGAATAGCTACAGGGTTTTTCTTTGAAGGTAAATGGACGACGTATTTATTTCTTTGCTTGTCGTACCAATACGGCTTACTGTGCTCCACTTGAAACCTCGTAGAGGGCTGTCTTGCCATGAGGCGTTGGCGCTAAGCAGGCACAGACACCATCGTTCGACCACATAGGACGAAAACCTAAAGGCACAAGTGGTGAACATATATGGACACATTCATCCATTTCAATGCGGGTCTTGAATGATCCGACACAACAGCACGAGTAAAAACTGCTAAAGAGTAGTAGCGCGAAGCTCAAGTTGTGGTACAGTTTCACATAGACCTCCTTATGGTCGGAATGCCGACACTTGAAGCGTGAGAGGACTGAACACTAATCTTGCTTCAAGTGTCGGGCTTCATTCACCGCACACCTGAAGCATACGGCGCTGAAACCAAAGTTGCATTATCCTACATACAAATCATTGATGGTAAGAGGGGCTTCTTTGTGGAGCATCGTCATCGTCAAGCCCCACAAGCCAATCTATTGAGGCATTGAGTACATTGCTGATAGCGAAAAGACGCACGATGTCAGGCACTGTGCGCCCCTGTATCCAATTTGAGATTGTGCTTGTACTTACGCCCGAACGTAAAGACAACTCTGTTATTGTCATGCCCTCCATTATATCGAGAAGGCGCGGTCCAAAGACCTTGGTTACATGTTTATATTCATCTGCCCATTCTTCAGGTTTCCGTGGCATTGTTCTGGCCCTTCAGCCAAAGTCCTATTTTAGAAACTGTTCCAACTATGCCTAGGATAAGACATGCAGCCATGAGTAATGTACCTAATGCAAACGCTTGGACGTGTACCTTTAGATAAGCAATCCATGCTGCTGTGTTGTGTGCGGCAACAGAACTTCTAAAAGACATTGGTTGTGATAAACCTCTCAAAAACAGTCTACCACATTTCTATGAAAGATAGATCTTTTTAGATGAACCGTCGGCAGGACGTACAAGTATTGCCTGCCCGACGGTTGTCCAAATTCTTTCAAGCCTATCCCAGACGGGTGTGTTGTCGTTTATTCTTTTTTCCCTTTTCCACTTCCTGAGTGTCGCTGCGTCTCTACATTTATATTCTTTTTTATTTACTACGACTATGTACAACATTACCTCATCAGTGCGGTGATGAGTGCTCCAAGTACAAAACCAACAGAACCTATGCTCGTATAGATAAGTAAATCTTGTTTTGTAAATTTGTCCGCGACCTGCGGAGGTGGTGGAAGAACAAGTTTATTGATTACCGTTGATGTGCGTACGGCGAGTTTATCCATACATCCGTTGAACGATTCTCTTGCTTGCTCTGCACGTGATTCCCAGATGATACCTGCGTCATAAAGCTCTTTCTCGCAACGGGTGAAGGCGCGATCAGGGTCGCAGATTTGTATCTCTTGCGCGTTTGCTAATGTCTCAGCGGGAATAAATGTAAGCGCCGCTGCGATTGCTGCTATTTCTTTCTTAGATCCCATGATGCTTTCGCCCTCGCTATCAAACCATTTGCTGCTTTGCCCGTGTTCTCTTCTAACCTAGCTTGTGCTGTAGCCTTGATTTTTACGTGATTACTTTTTACACGGCTGTCTATTGTCGCGTCCTTACGTTCGATATCTTTGCGAACCATGTCAGCACGATTCTCTTGACGCTTGAGGGCTTGATCGTAACCACGCTGCGTAAACTTAGAACGCATACCGAAGTAAGCCCCTATAGCCCCAAGCAAAGTTAGTATCGCGGTTACGATCAAGTCCATTTTACTTACTCACAGTTTTTGCAATCCGTCGAAAGAGCAACGGGGCGCACTTTACCGTCCACAAAAGACTGCCCCCCGATGAGCGTTACAGCAGCTAGGCCGGTAGTGCTACCTAGCGTTGTGACTATTTGTTCAAGTACATCGCCGCCTACACCAAAGACAAATCCTGTGCAGAGTAGGCCAACTGTTGAAACAAGCATGAGTAAAAATACCCAGCATTTCTTGCTTTTGAAAAACGACTTTTCCATCGTTACCTCCTAATCACACTCGACATCCAACTTGGCGCAAATCTTAGCCATGCTAAGTTGCACTTTACCCAAGCCAACTCGCAGCTCTGAATTGAGCTTCTTGAGTTCTCGCCTGTCCTCTTTCATCTCAGCAGTGATCGTGTTGAAACGATCATCACTTCTTTTTTCTAGCTGTATGAATTTGTTCTCTAGGTCGGCGAGGCGGTATCGAGCTTCACTAACAATACCAGCGCCGATGAAGAGTGCAACCAGCAGAGGCCAATAGGTTACGAGAACCTTAAATGCGTTATCTTTAGAAGGATGTATTGAACCAGCCATAAGTATACCTAATCACTTGATAATTCAAAGTGCACTAAATCGTCAAACGAGTTGTCAGCGGTTTGCCAATCCTTGTCCCAGTCGCCACCCCAGCGTAGGTTGATATTCATCTGCTTTGCTGTGCCTAATACAAAACCCGCGAACAAGGTAAACCGCTCCCTGTCATTCCAGTCTATAGGATAAGGTGCTACATCAACAGCTTGTGACGGCAACTTATTGTGCATTGACTTTGGATACTGTAATTGGCTTCTGCCTTGGTCGTACATTTCTTCCTGGGTTGCTTCGTCGCGATACCCTACAAGTATTGTGTGGTCGATTGTCTCAATGACCTTATTGAATACCCGTTGGATGCGCTCGTCGCACTCCGCAAGTTTGATTGCTGATCTGTTACTGTACCGAGGCATCAGAGAACTACGCTATTTATAATGACCTTCAGAGATAATGACCCAGCGGTATTTGGTGTTGTGTCTGTTGCCGATGGAGACAGGTCAGGCGATGTGCCTGTGTTGCTCCAGTATACGTAGCGACCACCTGAACCACTATCAAATGCTCTCAGATAAAATGTGGTTTGTGTTGCCATGCTTGGCGTAGTGCCCCAACCAGACCCTGTTTGAAAATCATGAAACCAAGTTGTAGCATTTGCGCCAACGGTGTAACTAAGTGTATCTCGTGCTGTCATTTTGTCACCTAAAAGTTGGGAGCTGCGTCACAAGGCAGCCACAGGCTACCTACGCAACCAAACGTAATTGTCCCTGTTCCTGGGGTTACATCTCCGGTAGCAGCTAAGCTTTGACTGCTACCGTTTGCTACATACATATCAGTGAGTACGCCTCTGATAAATTTACCGTTAGTGCCACCTGCTCCAGTACACCAAATAGGAAGAGCTGGCATCTTACCAGAAATGTTATCACCAGTAGATGACCCCATATTAGTGCTAAAACCAGTGGTGTGACCGACAGTCCAATACTCGTGGTAATAATAATTATTTGCGGTTATACCGCTGCTCATAGAGACAGTGCCATCATCAAATTTAAAACCTCTACCCGAGCCGCTACCATTACTCAGATCACCCAGCACAAAAGGATTCGAAGCATAAAGAAAGCTACTGGTGCTAGTGCTGTTACTGTTACCCATTGACCGAAAGTATGTTGCGATTGGAAAGTCATCTACGCTTTCCGCCTGTGACAGTTTATTTATAAACGAGCCAAAGAAGACTTCGCCAGTCGCGTCTATAGTCGTGTAGAATATAAAGTCACCAATTGTGTTTGTGCAGATGTGATACTTAACTGAACGTACAGAACCATTGCTAACCTCTTTGGGTATGAAGTAAGTATCGTCATTGGAAGTGTGTACGTTACTTCCATTCGGATCGGTAGAGCTGGACGATGCAGGACCAACACTTGTTGTAAGCCCACTCCAATTCGCTGTGGCTGTACACCAGTCAAGCTGTGCTGGGTCACTGCTGTTGTAATCAATCCCAAAATAAATATAGTTACCGGTTGATGGATAATTCGCAGGGCTTCTAAGAACAATCCAGGAATGTGCAGAAGTTCCATTTACAACATCAGAAACTGAAGACCAGTTATCGCTTGTGTCGGCTGTTGAAGAATTACTACTTTGCATGACTGTCCAACCTGCTGTCTTTAGTGCATTCTTGAAAGTCAAAAGTATTTCTTTACCCTGCGCTGCCACGGTCGATACATCTGATGGTGTGTTATTTTGGCTAATTGTCCAAGTTCTTTGTCGTGTAGGCATTTATCTATCTCCTAAAATTCAAATCGTATTGCTGACAAAACAGCAACGCCGCTTGCGTTATCTGTCTTCAGGTAAAGGTCATAATAGTCGCTGTTCGCTACGGTGACATTTGTCGCGCTCACTTCCGCTGGTGCAGAAGATGAAGTAAGCGACTGTAACGTAGAACCACCAGTGTTACGACTAATCGTTAGCGTAGCAGTGTGCGTTGCTCCCTGCTCACCAAGAAACGCAGCCACTTTCGTGATCACGCCTTTGGTTATGTACACAGTGCCTACTAATGTATTTGTAGTTCCTGTGACCGTAGTCTGTGTTGGTACTAGGTGAATCGGTTCACCAAACTTAAAAGTCATTTCTTATCCCTCTCTTATCGAATTAGCCATTCGGATCCTGTGCAGAATAACGTAACATTCTGAAAAGCGGTACCGCTCAAAGTAAGCGTCGTCGCGCCATTGATTAGATCGCTTGCACTACGAGTGATCGTTATCGTGTTGCCTATTGTTCTATGACATATATCAACGGTCTGTCCTGCAAGTCCTGCCGTGCTTGCTGCCGGGAGTGTTACAGCTATGTTACCTCCCGAGGAGTTTACAGAATAGAAAAAGTTGCCCGCCGCAGTGAAGTCAGCCGACTTTGTTTCATGCGTAAGGCCACCACCTCCGCCGGATGTCAGATCTGTTTCACTGACATCCTCAGAAATGAAGTACAACTTTCCGTCGTTCTTCACGTACAAAATTCCTCCGGCACCATCGGCTGGTGCAGAAGGTCCAGAGCTATACTCTGAAGCAAGGCGTAACGTACCATTTACAACATGAGCATCTGCCGTTGCATCACCCAAGGTGACACTACCATTTGCGGCCAGGTTGGAAACAAAGGTTGAACTTCTGTCGCTGTCAATGGTGATTGCTGTAGTGTTGGAAACACCTATATACATTTTGCCTGAAGTATGTCGGTTGAAGATGTAGGCATCGGTTGTATTCAAGCCAAGTGTTAGACCATTTTGATCGCTATCAACAAAGTTACCGCTTATATCTTTTGCATTTGTATTTTGAACTTGTAGAAATGTTTGGGCATCCGTTGAGCGTAGAAATAAGCATGAAGGATTTGTACCAACCATTTCCATGATTGCAGACCCGTCGAAACTTCCTCCTGAAATAGATTTCATTTCAACATACTTAGAGTCGTCTGCGCTAGACAATCTCAACTGCGGGTTGCTCGCATCAAGTATGTCTAACTTGCGCCTCGGTGTGCCTGTACCGATACCAACGTCTCCACCTTGCTCAAACGTAACAACATAGTCGGAAGCCCCATCGTTATCATAGATAGCAAGGTTATTCGTATTTGGCGCACGGGTTAGTTGCCAGTCGGTGCTTTCACCCGTTTGAAAATCGACATAAGCTGCTTCGTCAGCAGGAGCGTCTATCTTAACATACGCGTTATCAGTCGCGTTCTTTACACGAAGCCCGCCATTAGCACCCGTGAGTGAAACATCCACTTTCTCAGCGGGGTTTGTTGTACCTACGCCAACGTTACCACCTTGCTCGAAAGTGACCATGTAACCCGAGCCGCCATCGTTGTCATAGACGGCGAGGTCATTTGAGTTTGGGGCACGTGTAAGTTGCCAATCCGTGCTGTCGCCTGTTTGGAAGTCAATGTATGAGGCTTCATCAGCAGGGGCACTAACTTTCACATAGGCATTATCTGTTGCGTTCTTTACGCGGATACCTCCATTGGCACCTGTCAAAGCAACATCAAGTTTTTCTGTGGGCGTTGATGTGCCTATACCTACGTTCTGGTCATTGGTGATTTCAATGACCGCTTCGCCTTCTTGGTTCTTGATTGGGCCTGGGTTGTCCTGTAGTTCAACCTCGCTGGCCGCTTGACCATATTCCTTGATACCCATAGTTACTTACCTGCACCATATGGAAATACCTCAACGCTAACATCTGATGAGGTGTCGCTGTCGCTTGTCCATGTTATCTCATAGCGTGGAATAGGAAAGTCAAAGTCGATTGCAGAGAGTGTGGCGCTTGCCACCGTTGTCGTCTGTAGCGAGCGTTTGTTATTATCCCTATCAATAAAGTTTACTGTAAGTGTTCCAGCAACGCCTGTGCTAAATACAAAAAGAACAACACCTCTGTAAGCACCTTTGATCTGCTGATCGGTGAGCAACGTCGTAGGTGTGTCGGTCGCGATTGTTTGCTTCTTATATGCGGACCCTGTCTTGCTGGTCCAATCAAATGTAATTGCCATTAGTTACTCCTAGCTCGGGGCCATTTTGCCTGAGCTGTGTTTACGGTTCAAACCCACGTCCTCAATTCCTTAGCGGATAAACCAGTTAGAGCCATCACAGACAACCTCTATGCTGGCGAAATTAGTGGAGATAATTTTATTGAGCGCACCGTCAATGGTTTCACTACCGTTACCCTCAAGTGTGATTGCATTGCTGCTCGCGTTGCCGATATCCTTTATAACAAAAATTGCGCCGCTTCCTGCTGTGCTTGCTGCGGGTAATGTAAGGGTTATTGCTCCTCCGCCGCTATTCGCTTTTATAAATTTGTTTGTACCCGTTAGCGTAGCGTCTGCGTTTTTAGATTCAACGGTTAGCCCGCCACCTGACTGCGGCACCCAAGATAATCCGCCTGACCCGTCACTCTGAAGAACATCATTAGCATTACCATCATCAGGGGGAAGCGTTAGCGTGTACGATGATCCTAGCGAGTCAGTTGTGGGTACGGTTATATTTATTGTTTTTGTGTTACCCGTCGAATTGAGAGAAAGCGTTCCAGAATTTGTGTTTGCGCGAATAGTAACCGTGCCTGTGCCTTTTGCCGCAAGACCTAGATCAACATTTGTTTCACCCACGGATTCTATCGTTGGCGCGGTGCTGGTGGTTCCTGCTTGTGCGTCGCCGCCGGACGCAGCGTTGCGAATGCCGAGCGAATTCAATGCGCTTGCAGTAGTTATAAAAGTTATTTGCGCTTTAGTATTTTCATCCAGAATGCTGTTATCATGATCCAGAATAATATTATTACCGTTGCAATCTAGGTTGCCTCCCAACTGGGGTGAGGTATCATCAACCACAGCAGATATACCCGAAGAAGTTGAATCCACGTATGCTTTGTTTGCTGCGTCGGTTGTGGCAACAGGCGTTGCCACCCCGCTGACCTTACCGTTTACAGTTACAGCACCATCAACATGTAGCTTGGTTGAGGGAGTCAATGTGCCGACTCCCACGTTGCCGCCTTGCTGCCAGACAAAGATATAGTTGTTTGCTCCGTCGTTATCATAGACGGTGAGGTCGTTAGAGTTAGGTCGCCTGCCAATCTGCCAGTCGTTCGATTCTGCCGTAGAGAAATCAATGTAGGCAGCCTCGTCTGTTGGTGCGTCCAACTTGAGGTAAGCATTATCAGTATCGTTCTTTACACGGATACCTCCGTTCGTACCTGTAACACTAACGTCCACTTTTTCGGTCGGCGATGCTGTACCTAAACCAACGTTACCTGTACCTTCCTGCACAAGTTTTGGATTCGTGGTTGTGTTGCACACCTTTACAACTTCTGCTGAGTTGGTTGTATCTACACGCAGGTAGTTTACGTTGCTTGTATCTTCGATTAGATACGCTGCACTTGTGTCGTCGTCTAATTGTAAAGGTGTAGGTGACTTACCTTGTGGTGGATGCAGATCAGTTCCATTTAGATTTTTATGAAAACCCATTTCTTATTACTCCTAATTACTTCCAGGCCAAACAACACTGACCCCTTCTAGCTTATTATCATACTTGATTGTGTTGCCTACTTCATCAGTGACCATTGTAAAGTCATTACCTATCACAGCAGCGGTCGCTTGTGCGGTCGATGGCCTCGCCATTGTTGCTGTAAGTACAGAGTTCTCTGCAATAGTGTAGCTAGCAGCAGAATCTTGTCTCACCCATGCAGCTTGCCACTGTATGCGTGGGCTGTCCCCACCTATAATAATTTCTTTCCGTGTGATCTCAAAGATAGTGCCTGTATCACTACCGTTCTTTTCATGCCGCAAGTATAAAGGATGGGTGATAGAAATGAAATCGCCGAGTTGTAAGTCAGCGTGTATCAGCGACGTGCTGAACTCAACCACAGGCATTCCATACGCTGCGCGGTTTAGAATTCTTTGCGATACGTCAACAGCGCAGGTAACGTCCGTGCAACGCGGGCCAAGGTAATGGTTTGCGGACGACTGGTTTGTAGGCACGTTTAGTAACGCGGCAGGAACAATCATCGGAGCAGGCGTTGTGTCAAACTGACCGCGACCAGCAGGCAGAATTGCATGTGCAGCGTTCTCAGAGTAGAGCGACGTATCCCAAAGAATCGAAACGGGAACAGCCGCGCTTCCAAACTGTGTGGTTGGATTCATCGTGTAACCAATCGTGACCGACGATGCGTCTGCCCTGTATGCAAAGGTGCTAGACATTTGTTGTTGGCGTCTTGCAAAAGGCTGCCCCGATGTTCTTTGATTAGGGTGTGGTTCAAAAGATGTCTCGGTCACTCTATTCACACCATAGCCAGCATGTTGTGTGCCCACCGTATTAGCCCAACGATTCCAGGTAATAGGCAACGGGTATGCAGCATTGCATTTTATGATCTCACGTTGATTCCCGCCTGTGGTATTGTACTCAAGTTTTAGATAAGCGTATCTTTCACTATCGCCCGAGATACCTAACCTGGTTGTGCGCTCTGCGCCTTGAAGTTGCGCGTATGTTGCAGCAGATGTTGCTGACGTTGATGCGGCATCATGTCCATAGAGTAAACGAAGATCACTTAGATAGCTCGCCGACCCTGGGTTGGCCACGGGCAACCTCTGATCTGCATTCGCTGGCCCGCCTATATGTGTGAGAGGTATAAGTTCTTGATAAGGCGCACCAAGTGTTATCTGATCTGCGCTGCCTGCAAATTGAACATTAGCACCCGCTATACCTGTTACCGCTGCCCACTGTGCATAAAAGTATCTTTGAAAATGTGCATTTCTATAAATCGTTGAACCTGTGCCAACAACGGGGCTGCCGCGAGGACTAGGGAACGTCTGTATGCCAAGGTTCGCTTGTAAGCCAAGGCCGGAGAATGCGCCGATGCTTGTCTTGTGGTAGGTAACAGGTACAGGGTATGACGGTTCAAGTATTACCCAGTCGAATGCAGAAGACGTGCCCCAGTTATCTTGAAATTCTAACAACTGATCATCTGCTAAAGTGAGGACCGAAGTTGAGCCGGAGTTATCAATCGAGAGTATGCGACCCTCTTTGAACGTGACTGACTTGCCTCCGTCATCAGTAACCGCTGTAGGCGTACCTCCAACCGTTGTCGTTGAGATAACGCGCAACACAGGACCACGGGTTACATCTACGAAGTCGCTTGATAAATACGTGTCTAATGATGCACCGCTTGTGGGAGGAGGGTTTGTCGTATTGACTTTGCCTGATACAAGTGTGACCCGCTTTGTTGAGTGGTTGTACGTCGCTGGCCCTTGTGCAACACCATTGGAGTTTGTTTCACCTGTAGCAACCATTGAGCCATAGGTAACAACCCTCGGCTTCAAAAAACCTACGCTTGTGACCCCACCTTCCCATTTCAAATTTGTTGAGAATGTAACCTCTCTATTTATTCTAGCAGTGTTAGCGCCGTAGTCTGGAAACCTGTGTGCTCTTTGTGCGTCCAATATCTTTGAACTAAAAACCGACTCACCATCCACTCCGCCAAAGTACGCGGGTATAGGATTGTTTCCAAACTGTGATGAACTAACACCTGTTGTTGATGGTTCCCAATCTGTCTTCTTTACCGTGCTTGTTATCTTCAGATTCGTTTGATTATTAACATTACTGTACGTATCAACTTGCTCGAAGTCAGTGATGTCATCAGTTGTCAAATCGCGAACAGCCGCTGCGCTTGCATTGAAAGGTACATAGGTTATCTTTCCGTTCTCGCGCTCACAGACAAATCCGCCCAAAAGAAAAGCAAGGTCATTTATAATTTGCCACGCGCTCTCATCCTTGACGCTTGAGCTTGATTGAATTTGCTCGGTATCAAAGTCGTGATCTTCGCGCTTACAAGCCCAATGTCTTTTATCTACATCAACACTGGGCTGACTTGTGTACCAAGCATCAACAGAGCTTTCATCATACGTGCCTGAAGTATTGTCTAAACCAAGTTCGTTAAAGAGTATCTCGTGTAGCTGGCCATGAGGCGAGCGTGTTCTAAAATTACGTGTCAGTTTATGCGTATTTTGTAAGACAGAAAAACTCTTACAGGACAGTTCTATTGTGCCGCGCTTGGGAAGAACCTCGCTTATAACGAACGTGCCTAGTGTTAGGAAGTTCGCTATGTCAAAAACCTTACGCTCTCCGCCAATCACATACGTCTGAACACCTAGCTTGATAATAACCTTTTGCCCGTAAAGATAATTAGCAACGTTTGGATTGTTTGAGGTACTTACATTATTGATGCTAGGTTGCGCTAATATGTTTCTTAGTGTGCCGTCATCTATTATGGATATAGACGTGTCGCCTTGTGATACCTTTCTGTTTAGCGGATCGAGCGTTACTCCAAAAGGTTCGATTGACCTGACTATGTTTGGAATTCGCGTTTGCTCGCGCAGTAGCGACGCGCTGCGGCTCGCGGGGTCGGAGGTAAGAGGCGTGTCGCTCCAGCAAAATCTTATCGGGTAGAGATTGACCAAAGAATTTTGTGTGCGTTCTTCTGTAACTGACGTTGCACTGTTAGCAGCGTATGGTCTTATGTATACCTCAACAAGATAAACAGGACGGGTATCTGCTCGCTCAAGCTCGGTTTGTAAATCAGCGTTTAGCGTAAGTGCCATAGCTATACCTCTTCCCTAGTGTACGGAGGCGTCTCTTCAAACTCAAATGATATATCACGCTCCGTAAGCCCTGACTGTAACTGAGCTGGAAACTCAGCTTGTGAGACAACGCAGAACGGTGCGTCGATTGTAGGCGATGACCCAGGTGAAGGTATGAGAAAGAAACCATTAGCCCCGTACTGTGTGTCCTGCCAAAACTGCTCTAACGTTTCGAGGTCATTCAACGAGTAAAGATCTGTTGTACCTTGATCCGCGTCTCCTTCGGTTATGAATGTTGGATTGAATACGCTTTTACCTAACGAAAGGCCGTACCTTGTTTGAACACCGCTACGCGAACTAAAGTTAGAGATGTCGCTCTCTATTTGTACAATATCAAGTGCTGTTCCAAACGTTGGATTCCTTGACAACTGTCTACGTGGCCCCACGAATAACTCACCAATTTGAGGTGAAGGTATGAAGGTCACGGACGTGCTATCAACACCTATCACCAACTGAAAAAAACTGCCGCCGCTAATTACATTGAACTTGCCTAAATATCCAGCAGGCTGACCACCAAGCTGTGAACCGCTTGTGCCTAGGTCGAGGCACACCAAACGCTTGTTCGTAAACGCAGAGAAGCCAGGTGTTGTCCCTGCCTCCCAGCGAACCAACTTCCTAGTTGTTGTGGAACCTGTTGTGAATGTTCGGGCATCGCTTACGTACAACTCAACGAACAACTTGGCTGAAACGTCTTGCTCAGAAATTGCTAGTTGTATGTCTTTGAAGTTGTGGTTTGCTATGACAACAGAATCAAATGCTGTGGTCGGATCGCCGAGGCAATAGAAGAATGAGGCAGGCGCATCGCTTTGAAACGAACTTGACCAAGGCGCAGTCATGCCAGACAGATTGTGGTCGAATGCTCTCAGAGGACATTGTGCAAGATCCGTTGCTTTCGCAAAGGATGTGGTCGCCAAATCTTCAGGCAGCAATATAGCTTTACCGCGACCATTTCTCCACACGGCAGAGATGCCTGTCTCTGGGCCAAGCCCATCTGTAACATCGCTTGTCTCTTGGCCAGCAAGAATATTCTTCGAGAGTAAAATAGGTTTGCCTGCGTTATAGGCATTCTGAAGATTCGTGCTCAATGTTGAAACGGTAAGCGGCATCTCTAACTAATCCCCGAATTAAAAGGCGCTTGCTCAACAAGATTTAGCTCAACGGACATGTCCAGGTAACTTGCGTCAGGAATAACAGATAAAGAGTTTTTCATCATAACCCAAAACGCTTCGCCAGGTTCGCTGCCCAGATACGATGTAGGAAAGTTTGCTTTTGAACCTCTTGGCACAAACAAGAAAGGCAGTAGCCCTTGTATCAATGTATTCTCGTAAAGGCTAACAAGTGCATCCTCATCGCCTGTTAGTTGATAGATGCCTCTGATATTCCTTCCGCCAGCGTTTGAAATATCAACAGCAGAAACACCTGTGACACCCGGCTCACGTTCGCTGACATTGAATGTCGCTCTGTCACTATAAGGCACCCTCGCTTGGTGCAGTAGCTGTAGTCGTTGTCCAACAACCAACTCGCCTATCTCTGGCAACGTTGCTGCTGTTTGCCCCATCTGTGCCGATGCGCAGACAATGGATATGCCGAAGTATACAACGCCTGAGAACGTGGCAAATGTTGAGGGCGAACCTGACCCGTTTGCTAAATTGAAAGATACAAGCGGCTTATCCGTTTGAGGGTCAGTGAATGTTGCTATCGTTGTCCATGTGTTTCCATCATCGGAGACGCCTAGCTTGATTGTGAATGCGTTACCTGATGCAGACGTTCCAAACGTTTTAGACAACGTGCCTAAATTGTGTCCCAGTATCGCAACGGAGTCAAAAGTAAAACCACTCGTGAATTTGAATATGAAAGACCAGCGGTCATTATACGCTGTGGATATGCCGGTAGGTTTTAGCGCACGACTGACCCTATGCGTGAACCTATCGGACATTCTTTTCGCCGGGAAATTAGAATCAGTCGCGTCATAGTTTACACCGCTTACGGTATACGCGCCGAAGTTATTGTCCCCGCCGAATGAAGACGAATCCCACGACCTCCAACCTTGTGTGCTCGTAGGTACAAGCTCAAGAGCGTTCTCACCAAGCAACACAGGATTGTCTTTCTCAAAAGCTGTCCTCTGCGTTTCGGCAAGTTGTGTTGCACTATAAGCCATACCTATCCTAAGAAACCGTTTCTATTTAGACGAGCGGTTGTCCTTGCAACGGTATCACGCATGTAGCGTTGATTCTCCGCCGAGCTAGGCAATGCTATTGTTTGAATTGTTGGCGAGAACTGTATAACCGTTCCTGCTCCAGCCATTGCGCTCATAGGTGTCACCATGCCTCCGTTCGCATAAAAGCCAGGTGTTCGTGGCGCAGCGCCTTTTCTGATTGAGTCAACCGTGCTCTTTGTCAGAACAAATTCTCCCGGCGTGAGCATGGCAGGAACAGAATCACGCCCAGGTGTACCGCCTGTAACTAAACCACCTTTGTTGAAACCTTTGACCGAATTAATAAGCGAGACAATCATGGCAACGAAACCTGCGATAGCACCTGCTGCTAATAGGAACCCGATAGGCCCAAGCCCGGCGAAGAAAGAAAGTATACCACCCGTACCTTTTGCTTTATCTGCGAGAAGTGACGTCGTTGTCTCTTTTACTTTCAGGCCTTTCTTTGCGGTCACTGCAACCTTTTCCGCTGCAAGTTCTGAGGCCATCCTTGAGAACGTTGACATCTTAGCTTTCCGGTCGAGCATTTCTTTATGCTCATTTGTTTGCGTTAGAATTAATTGCTTCAAACCTTCGGTCAGCAAGAACTGTGCTGTTGTCTCCGCGAGCATTACAAGCATGTTCTTAGCAAGGTTCTTGAATGCCTCCTCGGTGGTAAGGCTGTTGTCCATCATGTCGTCCACGAACTGACGCCCAAGGTTGTAAACCATCTGTCCTACTTGTGCTGCTGTATCGGCAATGGCTCTTATCTTTTCGTCTTCTTGATCCTTGATAAATTGCAACGCAGCTCTTTCTATATCCTCACGTCTAGCGGCGTTTTCAACTTCCATCCCGCTACGTGTCTCAAGCCCCTTTCTGTACGCTTCGTCTACACGCTTTTGAAAATCCTCCTGAGACTTTGCTTGCTTCGCAGCTAACGCGATACCTTTTTTGGTTGCAGCTATTTCTGCTTTGCCTAAGCCATCAAGCATTTGCAATCTGGCTTCTGCGATTGCTTTATCTGTCTCTAGTTTTGTCTCACCTAATTTCGCGAGGCTTTTCGCCAAAGCTAGCTGGGTGAAGTATTCGGTCTTAGCACGTTCTTGAACAGCGGCCTTCTGACGTTCGGTGAGTTTCTTTTCTTCGTCTTCGTCGCCTCTTGTACCACGTCCCGTGCCGCCGCCTGTTCTTAGAGCTGCTTTAGCTGCCTCAACAGCCTTTAGAACACCTTCCCAAGACTTCTCTGCTTTACCCAATGCCTCAGGATCATTTAGCTCGCTATTCAATGCGTCGAGCGCTATTGTAAGATCGCCCGCTGCGTCTTTGAACTGGCCGAGTGTTACTGATGCTTTGTAGTTGGATGCGTTCAATCCTCTCGCTGCATTGATCTCACCCATGACCGACTTCTTATACTTGTCGCTTTGAGCAAGTATGTCTTTCAGATTCTCTTTGGCGAGGACGACCTGCTCAGTGTAAAGTTGTAACGAACCTCCCGCTAGCCTCTGCGCATTTTCAACGCTACCGTACTCTTTGACGAGATCACTAAGGTTGCGCTTTGCGTCATTCACATTGTCAATCGCTGCTCCAAGACGTCTGTCAAACTGTTGAAGTCTATCGTTGATTTCTTTGAGGCGGCTCCGCTTGCTAAAAAGATTGAATGTATTAGCGACGATCTGAATACCTGTTGCTAAGCTATAGAACTGCTCTGTTAGGAACATGAGTGTCTTCGTACCCATGATCATCATGCGGCCACCAACAAGTATAAGGTTCCTACCAAGCCCGTTTAGATCAACCTTCGACTGATGCATACCTTGTCCCATGTTATACAAAGCAGTGACAAGTATCTTAGCGCCATCAACCATACCTTTGATGAATGTTCCAAATTGAGAACTCTGTGTAACGAGATTACCGGCAAGTATAAGCGCTGACTCGAATGTCGCTCTTAGCCTGCTTATTTGAAAACCTGCCGTCGCAGCCATCTTCTCAAACGCTTCACGGGTCGCACCTGTGCTATTTGCAAGCTGTGGCAGAATGTTGTTTATCTCGTGAAAGTTCTTGTTCATCAAAGCAACGACAACACGCCCAGCACGTACAGAGCCGAACAGTTTAGCGAGATCGTCGTCTGTGAGATTGGCTTTACTTGCGACCTCTTTCAAGATGCCTACAAGCCCTATGGATCGAAGGCGTGTGGTATTGAACTCAAGCCCCAAACGCTTTGCAACCTCAGCGGCATCTTTGGTCGGTTTCGTCAATGTGGTGATTGCTGCATTGATACCAACCGTCACCATTGCTGTGTTTAGACCAACCTTTGTGCCTGCCGCAATAGCAGCAAACATCTCATCCATAGAGACGCCTGCTGCCGCTGCACCTGTTGTTACCTTACCAATGTTTGCTGCAAGTTCGCCTGCTGTTGTTTTACCTAACTTGATTGCTTGAAAGAACTTATCACTCACAGCTTCCGCGTTCTGGAACCCTACACCATACGCATTGATAACCGATGTCAAACCATCGACTGCTGTCTCGACCTGTGTTACACCACCAACCGCCATCATGTTTGCAGCATTCATAAGTGAGATTGATTCTGCGCCTGCCGCTGCACCTGCCGAGATCGACGTGTAAAGAGCTTTGGCTTGTTCTATAGGTGCCTTGCCGTATTGCATAGCAAGGCCAAGCGTTGCTTTGTTTAGCGCGGCCATGTCCGTCGTCTGTGTGTCAACAAGTGTAGACACCTCGGCCATTGCTTTACCAAAATCTAAGGATGCTTTTGTCGCGTTTTTTAGGACACGTACAACGGGGCCGAGTGTAACATTGAAAGCAGATCTTAAAAGCTGTGTACCTTGATTGATTGTAATCAAGGCCATCTGAAAACCTTTGAGTGATTTTCTGCCCTTAGCTGCAAAGTTAGCAACGGAACGTCCTGCCTTGTGGATCGCAGGGGTAAGATTGTCTTTAGCATCAAGAATAATGCCTGTTACTAACCTTGCCATATTACCTCCTACCTCCTTGACGGTTGCTCATGTTGCGCTTCAGTTCGCGCTGTTGCTTCTCATATTCTTTCTGCTGTTTTGTTTGCTCTTCTTTATTCAATTCATTGAGTGTGGTTTCACATTGTCTAAACGCTTGAAGCACATAAGCGGGTTGTTGCATTAGATCACTACCTCCCCAAGGTAACACTTGTAATGTTTTCCAATCTTGCCACCAACTAAACAATGCCCATGTCTCGTCATCAATGATAGACCAAGGACACCTACGCAACCCAGGCATCCAAGCCCAAGATATATTTGCGTTGCTCTCTTCGTCGCAGTTTCGTAAATGCCTCTTACTATCTCCCTCTGAATTCCCTTTGCACTTAGAGCAGCCCCATGACCATGTTGCCATGTCGCCGCTGTAAACAAACCTAACAGCTATCTTTAGTTTCCCAGCGTACCCTCATCCAACATTGATGTGTCTTTCAACGCCTCCACAATATCGTCAAGAATGATAGCCTCACTTGCTCCCGCTTGCATAATAGCCTTGAGCAATTCTTTTCCATTGGTTGGCGTGAACACTTCTTCTTTACCTTCAGCGGATTGAAGCATCACAGAATAATTCTTCACATCGAGAACACGTTCTTTGATGATACGCTCTTGCAACTGCTGTGCTCTCTCCATGAAGTTGATCTCTGCTGTGCCTTTCTTGGTAACTTTACCAAGGCCAAACTGCTCAAGCTTCCGCATGTCTGCCGCTGACAATGGGGAGAGTAGAACCATGAATGGATCTACATCATCCCTATTCTCATCAATGTCTGGAATATACCAAACAGCATCCTCTTTTCTTTTGGCTATTCTTGCCATGTCGTCATCTCCCTCTTGTTATTTGTTCACTAGGTGAACGTTAGTGTCATTTCATCATCACCGCTACTTCCTAGCGCAGTAAAAGGCAACTCGAAGGTTGCCTCCTCTGCTTCAGGAATCTCAATCGCGGAGAAGTCAAACTCAACTTGGTTCATATCAATTACTACACTTGTGCCTGTACCGCTACCGATAGTGATAGCAATGTCACGTTGCTCAAAAAGTTTACGCAAGATGATCTCTTTCATTTGATCCGCTCGCGCTCTTACGCTCAAGCTACCTGTGACGGTACGATACCCTGTCACAAAGTCAGTGATACTATCGGTAAACGCTTCATCATTAATTGCTTTGATATTGTTAGCAATGTTCATTTCAAAAGTCGTGATAGGTAATGACGTTGCGGTCGGGCCAGTCAGTGCGAGTGATCCGGTGATACCATTCAAAGGTTGAGCAGCGTTTACGCTTGGCGTTGGCGCGTACGGAGTAATGAGTTCCGCAGAAAAAGCTGAACCTGAGTCCGTGGTTATAACGCCTGTTGATCGGTTTACAGAAGTAACACGACCCAAAGCACCACCTGCACCTTGCACCAACGAACCTTCTTCAAAGTTGTCGTGACCGTTGCCCACTGCGGCAGTGAACGTAGCATTGGGGCCTGACGTACCACTCTCTGCTGTTACTGTGCCCGTAAAGACGTGCTTAGAACCATTGCCGCTCCATGACATCTTAGGCTCGTCACCACCTGAACCACTAATGCTAAACTCATTCACAAAAGCCCCAGTAATCATTTCCATACCTACGCCTGACGCTTCTCTGAAGACGGTTACCGTTGGCAGGTCTTGTGTGGATGTCAAAGAGTATCTTGTGCCTGACGCGCCATCACTTGCGCTTGAACCAAGTGCAGCTCTAAGCAGTACGTGATAGTCGTTTCCGTTAGAGGACGTTCTACGTGTAAGCGCTGCTCCTGCCGTAGCGGAGCCGCGTGGAATAATGTACGACTCACAAGACCAACTAATTTCTTTTCGGCGCGTGATCCGTTCAAGCAATGAACGTGTCTCACGTGCGTCCATACGCTCCACACGCTCTTGGCTAAATTCCATAGAGCTTGTTAGAACCTTGAGCGCGTCTGTTGCTGTCGGTATCGTGTACCCTGATAGACTTGGATTGTATGTTGTCTCAGGCACCGCGTAAAAGCGTAGGTCCCTTCCCAACATGTGCTTACTGTTAACACCCATTACTTGATCTCCTCTTCGATTGCTTTAGGCTCTGGCTCGATGGCTTCTTCCTTTTGCTTTTTCTTAGATTGTTTCTTAGCAGGTTTCTCATCTTCAATAATCTCGAAACCTTGAACGTTTAAAAACTCACGCGCAAGAGCATCGGAGACAGCTAGTGTCACTCCTTTCCTTACGAGCAAGGCACCCAGGCGAATGCTTTCAGCGTCGCCCACATATCTTATTGCTGCCATTTTATGTACTCCCAGTGGTTCGCATATAAACCACGTTTATTCTCAGAACTAATGTTCCATCACTTTCTGGATCACCTTCGTCTGTCTCAGATGAAACGACCGTGGTCATAACCGCGTTGCCGTTCCTAGTTGTATCAACGTTAAGCGCGGCAAACAGGTCGTCGATAAGCCCTGATAACCTTGCACGTTTTTGCTCTGCTGTTCCGTTTGCTACGTGACCTATAATATCAATGACAAGAACAGACCTGATGATTCCATTTGGCAAGTATTGGTAGTTTGTCTCTTGAGGAACTATACCAAGCCAAGGTCTTATTTGCTGCGGAACCTGCAACCACGACTTCGCAAGGATCTGCACCGTAGCAACATCGGTATCATATCCATTGCCTGTCGTAATAGTTTCAAGCGTTGTCTTCAAATTTGAAACTATATTTTGTCTACTCGGCGTACCCATTTTATCTCGTCTTCAAACCTCTGAAACTTTTTTTCACTGTACCATTTATACTCGACCTCCAATAGGATGGAAGCACCTTGTTTATTGTTTTCACAGATGAAGCAAGATAGCGTTTTGGTTTGATACGCACGGAGCGCTTGAGCAAGTAATGTGCTACGTTCTTGCGTTTCCTAACCTCAACAAGTAATTTATAATTCTTCCCTGGTACAGGAACGTACTTCAGGTTGCCAGGAAACTGACGCGCTGACACACGCCTAGCTTTTCTTGTCAAAGGTATTGCTAGGTTCGTCGCATTCTTCGCGGTTATCGTCCCGCCTGTTTCGTGAATGCCCGCGTAGACGAGGTCGGAAAAGATGCCTACGGAAACATCCTTGCCCGAAGTCATAAGCATCGTTGGCCTATACGACCGCATGAGTTGTCCGGTTGATACACCTGCCGTACTTTTATCAAGCCACTCGACTTTGATTGTTTCACGGACAATGCCTGCCGCATACTCTGCGAACCTGTATGTCTCTTTAGCCATGCTCATGCCGAGCGTCTTCTCAAGTTGCAGCAATGCCTTGCCTGGCTTACCGTCAAGTTTGAACTTGAAGTCAACCATTACTCAGGATCCGTGTAGTCTTGCCCTTGGTTAGGACCGTCATAATCAAACTGACCAATCTTGAACCCAGGTTGCACGGCATCTGAGTCATCATCAAGCGCCTCTTTATTATCAATAGAAAGGCCACCCGCAAATACCTGCGCGTGTTTGTTTGTAGATGAAACCTGTGCCCTCAAACGCTCAGCGAGTTCGAGATAGAAATCCGCTCTGCCTCCAGGCGTTGCACTGATACCAACGACCGACCGGCTTATATCTTTAGCGAACTTTGCAGCGATAGCTTCTGCCGCTGTTGCGGCAGCCATGTAAATATTGCTGTTCTGTGATAAGAGCCAGTCAAGCTCTTCGTTGCTAAGTAACTGGTCGTTTGTATCTGTATCGAATACTAAGAAACGAACTTTGTCACGATCCGAACTAGATGGATCGCCCGAGTAGCTCCAGGTCATTTCAAACGCCTCCCCTCAAGGAGGTTTCAATCTCCCCGAACCTAGTCAAAACTTTGCAACTTACTGCTTCCGTTTCGGCTTATCACTTTTAGCGTTGCCTTCCTCTGCCTTTACTTCAAGAGGGGCAGGGGCCGAAGCCCCCGCACCCTCCGAAGACGGCGAGGGAGATGCCGATTTTGTTTTGGCTGTCTCCTTCTTTGTTTTCGAAGGGCTTGGTTTGGGTTTCGATTTTTCTTTAACCTCAACCCATACCACTCGCCTATCGCGGAAGAAGCGGTCACGCACTTGTGACTCTGCTTCTTGTGGGACTAGCTCACCAGGACCTACGACAACAAGTTTGCCATCAATGACAAACTTCAAGCCGCCTTTCTTCTTTGTACCTACCGCGATTCTTTTAGCCATTGTTTAACCTACGCCAAGCAGTTTTTGAAAACTTGTCCGAGAGAAGCAGAGATCAGCTTCTGGTCGTATGCAAGTTCACCTTCAACACGATCAGCACGAAGATTTTCCATGCGGAATCGAGAAATACGCATACCGTCTTGAGCACCAGTGTACCCGCTCCAAGTGAACGTGTAACCAGCAGAAGCATGCATAAGTGAAGGAGCAGGTGCGCTGTAGCAAAGTAGTGCAATTTCATTGCTGCCAATGAATGCGTTAGCTGCGGTAGCACCTTCGTTTGCTGTGTTCTCACCAGCGTAAGCAACGAATACTCGGTCAATACCAAGAACCGCACCAAGAAGGTCAGGCCCAAGGACGCCGCGCTGCGTGTACTTCACACGATCTACAATGTCGTCTGAGTTGATGAGTGCGTTATAGACATTTGGATGCAGAACCAAAGTGTTCGGCATGTAACCTGTGCCTTTTAGAATCTCATTCTTTTGACGAGTGATGTCGAAGACAGGAGTCGCGCCCGTTGAGTTCCATTGTGTAAAGTCAGCACCCGCACCATCGAGATCTCCGGTTCCTGAAGTTGAAGGGCGAATACCACCCGTCCATGTTCCGAGTTGGAAGAAGCTGCTTACCCAATCTTTCTCACGTTTCAGCATCAACTGCTGAGTGACATATTCGGTGGCGTCTTTGTCCATGTTCAAGACAGCATCAGCGTTCGCACGAACCTGATCACCGATGTCTTGGTGGATAGCATTGACAGCAGCGAAGTATGTATTCGTTGAGTCAAGACGATAGCCGCCGCCTGCGCTCTCCGTGCCTGGGGCACGAAGCTGTGCTTCTGAACGTCGGAAGTCATCCTTGTCATACGTGTAGTAAATGTCGCTTTGCTTTGATACCGGCACTTGTGGAAACACTTTGTGCGCGATAAATAAATCTGCCTTTTGCATGTATGCCACGCTGACGTTGGTCAACGGGGTATTTACATGAACGGCACTTGAAACTGGATTACCCATTATATCACCTTATTCCTTTAAGACTGCTGACCGTTCTTCTGGAAAAGAACAGTAACAAATTCGCCAGACGCGCCGCCTGAGATAAAGACACCATTTCTGAAAGAGCTAGAGTCAGTTTCTTTTGCCTGACCACTAGCACCAGAGCCTACATTGTAGCCCGCACGAACGGTTGCACCTGCTTTCAATTTGCTAACACCATAAACAAGAACCTCAGCCGCACGTCCTGCTGCTGATGGTTTGTTTTGTAAGATGCCTACAGAATTGCCGTCGTCGCCTGACAATTCAACCTGACCGCTTGTGTTGATAACCACCATGCAGTATTGACTTGCCGATAAATCGGACGCTGCTGGCAGGGTGATCTTAATACTTTTATCTGAGTATGCCATTTCTCTAGTTACCTTCCTTCAGGTATTCCTGATAAAGACGAGGGTTGGTTTCTAGAACTTTAGAAACAGCCTCCGCTTTGCTATTGAACAAGCCCTCGGCAACTAAGCCTGCTGCTTGTTTCTCAATTTGTCCCCAAGCAGAAGTTGACTCTGGCTCTTCACTTGAACCTGCTTCACGAAGAAGCTCTGAGTTAGCCAGTTGGCTATTTACTGCTTTGAAAATTTCTTCAACCTTTGCTGCGAGTTCAGCGTCTGCCGCGTGTAGAGATTTTAGTAGCAGACCAACTTCGACGGATGTTCCTGGGATGTTGGTGTACTCATTCTCTGCCTTCTGAACAAAGTCACGGCGAAGACGTTCGTCTTGCTCTGCCTTGAGAAGCTCCTCAAGTTTTGCTGCTTTTTCAACTGCCTCTTGATTCTGCTTACACAATGTAGCAAATGGTTCACGGATCGCCTCGGGAAGAGAAGAAAGGTCATACGATCCGTCCTCGTTCTTCGCCAAAGCTATGCTTTCTTGATTGTCACTTTCAGTCATAACCTCTTCCTTAGTTGCGGATTTTTTGGCTTCGACGTTCTTATCTTTCTCGTCTTCTTCGCCGTAGTGTCCGCCTTTTTCTTTATCGCCATGCCCCATCTTATGAAGGACTTGAGCTATCATAGCAGCAAGACGTTCGAGCATTTTCTTATCACTGCCGTCATTCTCGTGCATGTCCTGATCTATACGTTGGTACATATCCTTGATTGCTTTTAGCGTTGCAGGTTTTAGCTCCATCGCTTTTTCAACTTCGGCATCTACCATATTAGAAATATCACTCTCCATGTCGCTGTCGGCGAAGAAGAGTTCCTGTTGCATGTCATCTGCTGCCATGTCTGGTTCCTCATTGTTGTTATTGTCTTGGTCACGTTTGATAACCAAAAATTCTCGTCTGATTGCAGGACGGTCCACTAACGATACCTCACGAATATCTAGGTTAGTTAGACGCCGCGGCTGTTTGGTCTTTTTATCTAATTCCATTTCCGTGTCCTGTCTTACTGCCAGTGTTAGTGTAGGCGTAGCAAAAATATAAACTAAGAGCAAGTGCTTGCTATGAAACCCTTGCGACTCCCCCAATAGAGAATCCTGTTATACTACCATCCTTCACTTTTTTCCAAAGCCCATCCTCTAATACTTTGACAGTCATCAACCAACTGCCTTTTTTGACTGGCTTTTTATTCACGGTGTCGTCCTCTTTTGCAATCCAACTTTCGACAAGGACAACGCCTATGTTCTCAAATATTTTATGCATCAATCCTAGCTTGGTATCTTTATTGTATTTTGACAAAAACCTGAATGCTGCGTCCTGAATCTCATCAACGCTTATGATGTCGTTCTGTGCGTCAACCTCTTCAGGTTCAAGCACAATGCCTGTTATCAATCTTTGGTCATCGTCCACTTTGTGTATAGGCAAGGTGATAGCGATATCATGTACACTTTTGCTGTCGTCTGTTAGTGTATCAGGAACACTAACACTCACGGATTTATCAACGTCCGATTCAGCATTGTGTTCTTCTATCGCTTGTTTCATGCGACTCTCTAATGCTCTAAAGTATCGTTTATACTCGTGAATCGAGAGACGCACCCTGCCGGGAACCTCACGTAAATTCCAACCATACCTGCTCGCTATTTGACGCGCTTCTTGACTTGGTGCGTCATAGGTTGACGTGCTCAACGAGGGCCAACCTTCCTTACTTCTATTAAGGTGCAACACCTGACCAAATGCTTGTGGCCTAATAATCCATGACGCGGCATCAATTGATTCAACCTGACGCCAGAAAGGAACGAACCTTCTCCCTCGTGAACCTATACCAAGAAGATGTAGCTTCGTTTTTGGAAATGCGTCTACAAGGTTGAAACGTTCAGCGCATACACTTAGCACACCATCATTGACGCCTGGGGTAAGTCGCTTCTTCGCGTTGATTCTGTGGTTGTATGGCATAACAAAACCTGCCCAACAAATCTTCTTGCCTGACTTGTACGCCCACTTGGTTGTGCCGTCGAGCCCGCCGGGGCTGCAAAGCTGGTCAACGAATATCGGGTTAAACCCTTCCCTCAACATCTTCTCATAGTTCTTTGATGTCTGTTTCTGATTGTGGACAACATCGAGCGCAACGTACTCAGCGACTTTTTTGCGTTCTGATTTCAAGAACTCCATGTAGGCTTCGAGCTTAACCGACCCAGGGTTTTTGATGTTCGAGTAGGCACCTGAGTCAAGCATAACATGACAATTCTTGAGAATATCAGGTACACCTTTTTTTTGGATATGTGCATATGAAATCAGTATGTCTTTTATGCCTTGCTCTTTTAGCAATGCTATTTGCTGTGTCCCTGTTACAGCAAAGTAGGGGCGTATTTGATAATCCTTTTTTATGTCACTCATTGATCTCTCCTTTATACAAGATCCCAACCACGTAGCTCTGTGAGTTGTTTCGCTGTCGGTACACTTGTCATTGAACGGTCATCGACAATCGCAACGAAGCTAGGTTTGTCCATCCATAGTTCGTGGTATGAAACGTTATTATCCTCTAACCACTTCACGGTTTGTTTTCTTATTGAGCCAGGTCGCGCAGTCCAAAGCACAACTTGCACCATGCCTGTTGCATATACATCAGCGAGCCGCGCTATGTTTGTCTTATGAGGACGCCTGTTCTCAAAATCCATTGACTTCCAATCGCGTGTTAGAACGCCGTCGATATCTACGCAGAGTGTACGCATTCCCAAACACCTAGCTTCTTTAGCTCTACACAGTGATAGCACACGCCACATGAGCGTCCATCTTTGTCGGGACGATAACAGCTCCAAAGTTCGTGTAAAGGAATCCTTGCTGCCTTTAGCCCGTCAACAACCTCTTGCTTACTCCAACCAAGCAATGGTTGTAAAACCTCAATCTCTTGAGATGGAAAGTCAAGAGCACGATTGCCAAGCTCTTGTAATTTCTCATGGAATACTCTCGTACAGTCGTGCCAGCAATACTCATCGTCTTCGCGGTATTCATTTGTTTTACTGCCAACCAATATTGCTGAACAACCAAGGCGGCTCGCCATAGAAAAAGACAGAGCGCCTATGTATAGGTTTCTCGCTGGGAACCATTCGTTCTCTGACTCAACGGTGATGCCTGTCAGCCTTGCCGAATGTAACTTTATACCAAGACGTCTTGCAACGTTACTTGCCGCCCATTGCTCTTGCTCTGCATACCTTTGCCCATAATCAAGAAAGAACCCCTCAAGGTTGTATTTTTCTAAACACTTGACAGCAACCATTGCGCTATCAAGCCCGCCACTGATATGACATAAAGCTTTTTTCTTCATTGGAATAACTTATACACCTAACAGCGCGCACTCTGCACGTTTGAAGTATGATAAATATTTGCTGTTTTTTTTCATACCTACAAAATAATCATAAGGTCCCGTAGTAAGATAAACCAACATCGTCGCCGTTACCAAGTGTCATGGCCAATGTGTTGGTGTATAAGGAATTAAAAGAACATGTTCGGCCCTAATACATCAATTGCTACAGAGAGTGTTGTCCTACACTCACATAGAGACAAAGAGTTTATGCATACGTATGGACGCTTGAAAACTTTATTCACCGAGGTATTTAGATTAGGGGATTACGATATTATATTTATGGGTGGTAGTGGAACGACCGCAATAGAATCGGTTGTATGGTCATTGGTTGATCCTATCGAAGTTGTCGGTAATGAAGGTGTTTTTAGGAACAGGTGGGAAAGGTTAGTAAGAACATATGGTAAAGAAGGGTCGTCAAAATACCGCCGAGAAAAATTGTATTGTCAGTTGGAAACTTCTAATAGTTCTTATCACGAAGACGAGGGCGTGGTTGATGTGGTCAGTTCCTTTCCATACTACGACATACCAAAGAGCACGAATATATTTATAACTTGTGTTAATAAGCAATTAGGCAGCTTTCCAGGGCTCGCAATAATTGGTGTGAAGAAAAACTATTGGACACGCTTGAAAGATTCAAATGAGTTCAGCTACTTAAATCTCAGAAGATATTATGAATATGGATTACTGAACCAAACACCAACGACAACACCCACCCAAATATATGACCATTTTTTAACAATACTAAAAAGGTTTAGTATCCATGAGCTACGCGATAGAATAGATAGAAATTCAAAAGTTATTGCCGATGCCGTGGGCGAAGAAAACATAATAGGTTTGAGCACCTGTCCTGTAATAACAATACCAAAAGAAAATATACCAATGGTGATTGCAGAGAAGTGGGGCCTATACGGGGTACATACCAAAAGTAAGAACTATCAAATATTTACGTATAGTAATGATGGCAGGTTATATAGAGAATTTGTAAATGATTTGAAATGAGAGCGTTCTAGCTTGTATGCTTTTCTTCGCTTTCCTCTGGAACCATGCGCCTGCCTATCTCATAGAAATGCATCGTGATAAAAGCGAAGCTGCGGGTGAGATCAAGGTCAGCACCTTTTGCAACCTTGCCTAACTCGTACGTAAACAAAGAGACAAGATCCATAGCTTGCAACGCGTCTTCGGTTGTTGACTCACCTTCACCAACAACCTTTTTCTCTAATCCAAAAAACTCGTCGAGGTATTTTGCTGCGCTCTCAACAGCGTCTTTCTCTGATGCCGCATCCTTTATTAGCCTTTCAAAAAGCAAGACAGCGCTTTTGCAAATGTCGAAATGCTTCGTCTCATAGCCGAAAATCTCTATGTTCTTTCCTCCGCCAAAGTGCGCAGGTGTTTCCTGCTTCTTCCACTCACCGTGCTTATCCCAAATTCTATTTGCCCATTCCTTTCCTGGTGTGCCGCCCCATAGGTAATACGCAATCGTGCCTGCTGTTGGCCCGCCGTCTGGTTTGAGCTTGTTAGGTTTGAAGTGGGTTGAGTGCCGTTGGAAGAAACGAACCATTCGCCGTATTGTGTCGAGCGTAACGTTATCACCGTTCTTGAGATTTGTCGCTCGCTGTACGCCACTGCCTACACCAATGCGGGCTGCCTCTCTTACGTCCATACCGCCTCTGCCCCATTCGCGACGTAGCTCAAGCCCTCTTGCTGCTACATCCCTTACAGCTTTAGGAGGTTTGAAGCTGTCTTGCTTCTCAACAATAGCAGGATGTCCTTCAGGTAAAAGGTCGTTGTCAGTGATGTATTTTGGATCCTTCGGCTTTCCTGTTTCAAGTAAATGTAGAAAATGATTCACCCTTGCCATTGCCCATTGTGCCCGAGCCATTCCTGGGCGATGCGATACGCTAAACGCACCCGCTCCGCGTCGGTACACGGCTTGTAGCGCTCTTAGTGTTGTGCGCTTCGTCTTATCATTGCCGACCTTCTCATGGTGTGCATCAAGTTTTGATTGAAGTGTCCTATCCGTTGCAGGAGACAAACGAATTGCGCCGCCTTCCGTTGACGCTGAACCAGGTGCGTTCCTACCTGAACCTCTACGCCTTTCGTCAGGTGCTGCCGGTTGGCTTTGGTCAGCATCGTCACGTGCTGAACCTGGCTCTGCCTTGTTTGTCGCTGTGTTTCTAACCTCAATCTTTCCACCCATACCTGCGTGATTACTGCAATAGTAGTACAGACGTGCAGGAGCATCAGCGGGTACAGTGAATGTTGATATCAATGTTGCTCCCGCTCTGCCTCCATTGTCGCGCCAACCTTTATTGTATTGAGGCCCGCCAGCATGAGGGCCATCAGATACGGTCGATATTTGCAGCGGGTGCATTGTGTTTGTGCCGGACGTTTGGTCGAACGTATAAACCAAACCCCTCTCAAGTTTTAACGTGCTTTGCTGTGCACCGTTTACGGTATATCTATTTCCGTCGCGTGTGGTCACAACAGCGACAGTGTACTTTTTATTCTTACGAACTTTATTATACCTGCCCCATGCACCCACAGCGATTGCGTAACGCTGCAACGCTCTCGGGAACTCTTCTATTGTTTTCTTGTCATCCATGAACCGTGTTATGAATGATTCTCTTGTCTCACCTGCTTTTGGTATTGGTAACGGCATGTTGCCTCCTACGTTATCTGCTTTTTAGTAATGCTAAAACTTCTGTACGTGAATCAAGATTTTCCATGAACACACCCTTGAGTGAGGACGTGACCATACTGACTCCGAGCTTATTCACTCCCCTTGTAGTCATACAAAGATGCTGCGCTTCGATAAGAACGGCAACGCCTTTAGGCGCTAGCACATCATCAATCGCTGTCGCTATTTGGTTTGTCATCTTCTCTTGGATCTGCAACCTCTTTGCATATGCTTCGACAACCCTAGCGAGTTTTGAAATGCCTACAACTTTGCCCTCGGGGAGGTACGCTACATGTGCTGTGCCGATAATAGGCACCATGTGATGTTCACAGTGTGACGAGAAAGGAATGTCCCTCAAACACACTATGCCATCATAATCGCCGCTCTCTTCAAATGTTCTTTGAAGAATATCCTTTGGATCCTGTGCGTAGCCGCTAAACCATTCGCCATACGCTTTAGCGACGCGCTTGGGTGTATCAATCAAACCCTCTCGACTCGGATCGTCGCCTGCCCACCGTAGCAGTGTTCTGATTGCATCGTGTACTTCTTGTTCTGTTTTGTGTTCCATAATGTTTCTTCCTATCGAATGCCCTGCTCTTTATGTGTTTGAATTGATACCTGCCAACCTGGATTCTTGTCTACAAACTCCCTACAAAAACTTAGCCGCGCATTGTACGGATATTCGCCTTCAGCATAACTTCCAACAAGGTATGATTTATTTGTGCTCGTCTTCACTATTGGATCCTGGGGTTGTACATAATAATTCTCAAAGTCGGTGGCGCGTTGCAAATCTAATAGCCGCTGTGTCGTCCAGCCCAATAACCCAGAGACAGCACCTGGAACCACAACTTTCATTTCGTGCCCCTTCACGATCTTGAGATTTCCTAGGCGTCCTTCGTGATCTAATTTGGGGCTAACGCACATCCAATCAATCTCGTCCGCAACCTCGTTAGCAACCGTGCCGTTCGTCTCAACGGCAATCATCCAACCCTCAGAGTGTAAGCAATCAACAAGTGCCATGTCCACTTGTAGCAAAGGCTCTCCTCCTGTTAACACACACCATTTCTGTGACTTGTCTTTTGCGAACATATCGCACTCAGCCCTAGCTTGTTCCATGTGAAGCAAAACCTCGTCGGTATTTTTATAACGCTCACCCGTAGCAAAAGCGGTGTCGCACCAAAAAGCACACGCTCCTCTGCCTTTATACCTTGTTTCTGTTTTACCGCTCCAAAGGTTGCATCCTGTGAATCTAACAAACGTTGACTCTTCATCGGTGCGCTTGCCTTCGCCTTGCACCGTTTGAAATATTTCTTTTATCATGTACGCCATTAGACATCCTCAGGTACAGGTAGGTTGGCGAGTTCACGCATTCTCAACTCTAACTTCTCATCAGGTACAAGAATGCCGGCATCAGAAAGGCTTGTGACATACGTTGCTATCTCTTTCAATTCAGGCGCTTCGATATCGCCATGCTCTAGTGTTGGCCATATGTCAGGAGCTACACCATTCAGCTCCATGAGCTTCCCGATTGCAAACCTGCTAAACGTTTGGCAAACGCTATCAATGACCGTCCCTAAAGCGACGCTAAATAAATGTGTCTTTGTGGACGCAAGAGCAAACGAACCAACCTTATCCATGCCAAGCAATAGAAACTCTGCCATCATGGACATAGCCATTCGTGACTCATATCGCTTGATTGCTGCATCAACATCAACCGCACGTCGTCCGCCAGAGTTCAATAACCTAAACCGATAGCCCGTTGGGTTGCCCTCGGTATCGAGTTCAGAAGGTATAACCATACCCTCTCGCTCGTCGCGCTTTATTTGTTGGACGAGCTTTTCAAGGTCGGTTCGCAACGTCTTGTCTGATGCTGACGCGTCAGCAGACATTATTTCAGGAGGCACCTCCAACACAGGTAAACCGCTAAGATCACGCTCAATGCCAATCGCTTCGATCTCTTGAAGTTTCTTCATGAAATACCATGACCGATATGCGTTCCTTAGTATGCTCCTGCCCTCCGGGTTGTTCCTGTTTGTTTGCGTACGGAATAACAAGCTGCGTTCAATCGGTAGGTACACGATTGATGCTTTGCCATAGTTGCCTGCGTTAGGATCTTG